AATTGAGTTATATCCAACGATGTCTTCAAGGGAAATAGCAGAGATTACAGGATTTGCCAAGACTACTATAATTCGGTGTGCTGCAAAGAATCATCTTAGGCACACCGAAGAAACACAGAAAAGAATAGATGAATACGTAAGGCAACGGAGATCTTCTGGTAGAAAATCATACGACTATTCTAAATTGAGCAAGAAGATTACTCATACAAGAAAGATGGAATCGTGGCGTGTAAGAAGTGGTCTAAAACAAAATACAAAATATAAAGTTCGTATCACTCCAAAGCGCATACAAAATGCAATGTATCATCTTAGGCAAAAGTATGGTTATTTCTATGAAACTGTTGACAAAACTGTATTATATTACGATTCGCAAACAAGGCGTGTGAAAAACGAGAATTACTATACTGAAAAGTATGGAATCTCTTTTATCCAGGCTGACGAATAACTTCTCTGCTGATCATGTTATATATTCAAGGGGTGGCTACACATCGCGTGCGGTCACCCCTTTTTGTTTATAAACAACTAATAACCAAATAAAAACATTAGGAAAACTAAGAACGTTTAATGTAGCTTTAACTTCCAGTATATCCAACCTAAAAATGCGAGAACGCCTATGAAAAGACAAACTGATGCAATCTTACCTATATTCAAGAATGCTTTATCGGTCTTTGATAATTGTTTCTCGGTTTTAACTTTGTATGGTATAGAATCTCTTACTATAACGGTATCTGATTTATTTCTATACACAAATCTATCACGATACTTAATGCTATACTTGTCCTTAAATACTGTGTCCCCTCTGACAAGGATAGATATACTGTCGTGAACCCACACGGAGTCCGTTTTCATAAGGGTGTCCGTCTTGTTTACGTATCTGTCCCTATATTCTGTAACCGGAACATATCTTACTGTCGTACACTTACAGAACATTGACATTACGAAAAGAATGACAGCAACAGCCATAATCACCCTTAGAATTTTATCAACCATTTTCATATTTTAAAGCATTAATCCTGTTTAACCAACCATTTTTGAATTTTTCGTTCTGAGGCCTTGCCTGACAAGTTTATTACAGTTTGCCATCTTTATTTTCCTCCTCGTTTTTGTCAAATTCGTGATTCAGCCTTTCAAGAATAGGTTTCCAGTAACTCGGCAATGCTTTCGTAAACTCAAACCTGAGAATGTAGTAAATTACCCGGAAGGATATATTCTTCGGGTAAGCTTTAATGAGGTTCTTAAAGGCATTACATAAATAAACATAGCAGAAGATGTACGTAAGCATCTTAATTACAAACAACGCTTTATCTCCATCATTACACCCAATCATGATTCCGTACATCACGTAAACAATAGCAATATACAGGAACATTTCAAGAAGCGCATTCTTAAACTTTGACGCAGAAAAGTTCCTGCATCTTGCAATACTTACCCCATCGGCTCTCATTCCGCAGAAGATATTAAAGCCGAATGCCAACACAAGAGCTACGACAAAGCCCTCCGTCGGCGAAATAAAAGCGAGTATAGCCGATATGATTGTTACGGCTATATGCCTAATTTGAGAAGTTTCTAAAAAATCTGTCATAATGTTATCCTGAATTAAGTAAAAATAAAGTTTCGGTCTCTTTCTGCAAAGATAGCAAAAAAAACCGAAACCCTATAAGATAACGACAGAAAAATCAGACCTTTAAATCATAATATGGTAATTCTCCACTATTCAGGAACGAAATGCACTCGTCAAAAATTTTTCTTTCAAAGTCAAGCGCACTGATTTTCGGGAACCATTTCTTTATCTTTCCATCGTTTCGTTTTACCATTTCTCCCCAGAGAACACACCAGTCGTCAAGGTTGATATTATCATTCTTGACCTCGTGCCAATAGTCCTTGGCCACATCTTTCGTGTGTAGCTGCCCGATGAGGCAAAGATGTAAGTCGGCCATTTCTTCATCATAATGACATTCTGCAACCTCACCCTGCACCTGCTTCATCATATCAAGCATTACACTGTCGTTCATCCCAACTTCACAACAGTCGGCCATAATTGCGACGCAGTTCTTAATAACCTGCGTATCATTGCAAGATAGAATATTTTCAAACACCTTTTTCATAACCGTGTATATATTAGTTCTACTTCAGGAAATACTCTCTGATATCGTACACGCCATCCTTGTCTTTCAGCAAATCAAGCGCAAGTTCGTGAGCATATTTGACCAAATGTTCAGGATCAATGTCCTTCACACTGCCTTTGCCAAGCATCTTAGCGACAGTACAACCGTGGTCGCTTACCACCTGGTTCATTGCAACATAAAGGGCATAGTCGTTGTAGTAAGGCTTCTCTTCTGTTGCAATCCCAAGACCGGTCATTGCATTGAGCCAGGTCTGCATATCCCAAGTTGCAGATGGATTCATACCGTTTACAATCTCAGAAGCCTCCTTCTTAGTAAGGTAGTTCTTCCACTTGATAGCGCACAACTTCTCTAAATATTCCTGCGCCAACTCTGGGTGCTTCGCAGCCATATCTTCCATCATGCAGCGCATCGTATTACCGAATACGTGCATATACTTTACGTTGTTTGATGATGCCATCATTCTATAAAGCTCATCAAACTTGCTCATAATGTCTTTTGCTTCCATATCTTATATATTTTTAAGCTATTATCAAATCTTTCAACTCTACAAAGTCCTCCTCTGTGAAGTTGATGCTTCGCTTGCTTCCAAATAGGATAGCAGTGGCAATTCCATCCGGCAGATCAATAGACACAACTCCTTTGTCGATATGTCCGTGAATAAAACCTACATCGAATTTGTAATCTTCCACGGATTTCAGCATCTGCATCATATCTTCAAATATCGTGTTGGCATCTATGTTCCCGTCCTCATCGGCAATGAATAGGGTAGCGTTGTCAATACTCTTTCCCCAACTATCCTTGTGTTTTGCGATGATATTGTGCGAAGCTCGCTTCATGTACACGGAAGGAATAGCCAATGCAGGGTTCTCCTTAACCATATCGCTAATTCTTGCGTCTGCCCACAAATCCAAAGATGTAAGCAGTTTCTCTTTCAGTTCAGTTACATTCATTTCTTAGTTTCTCCTTTATGTGTTTTATTGTACCAAGCGAGATACTCTTGCCAAGTTTTGTCGCTGTGGTTAGTCATATAATCGTTGAGCATAGCAGATTTATGTTCCTCTGCTTGCGCTACTTCTTTTCTCAATCTTTGCATCAAAGATAGATGTTCTTTAATGCCTCCTGTCCTTGCTGAGTACTTTCAATACGAGGGCGTATGATGCGCAATTCCTCGTCTTGCACTAACTTAGATACATATTGCAAGCTATTAACGTACTCCTGATTCTGCATCAAGTACTGACGTTGTGCGCCTGTAAGATTGTCCTCAATCTTATCAATCTCATCCCAGAGTGGTGTGGGCGACTGCTGCGCTTGCATATTGATAGATGCTCGCTTCTGCTGTATCGCCTCATACATCTTCTGTAGCTCTGCATCCATCATCTGCGGCTGCTGCTGACTTGTGCCCATATCAAGCAAAGGGCTGTTTCCGAAATTCATCATAATCAATATCTTTAAGTTGGTGATATATTATAGAGAGGTGAGAGGGCATCCACCAACGAGGGCAAACACCCCTCACCAACTCATTTTTTCTTGGTCCGTCTAACCGACTTCCTTACTGCTCTGTTACGCTCCTGTAGTGGGAGTGGAAGGAGCGGTGCAATTACAGCCGTAGCTGCCGTAGCCCGAAATTACTGGCGTAGATGGGAGTACCAACTGGCCACGCAAGTAATTGCAGGTCTTCTCGTTCACGTAAGCCATCATCAGCTTCTCCTTGTAAGGAGTAAGAGCCTCCATAACGGCTACCTTCTTGTCAAGGTCACAATACTTAGCTTGCAACGCATCGTACTGGTCTCTCTGATTCTTGTACAGACCGAAGTCCGCATCAATCTGAGACTTGTAGAGACCAAACTCAGCCTCCATTGCACGGCGGTTCTCAGCGTTGATAGCATCTGTAGCACCCTTGTACATAGAGAACTTCTCTGCGATGTCAGTTTCACGCATAGCGTAGAACTTGTTAGCGGTGTCGAGCTTCAAACCGAACATATCGGTAAGCAGCTTCACCTCATCAGCGCATTCCTTCTCCATTACCTGCAAGGCGGTTGGCTGATTTGAGCTTGAGTTAGCTCCGTAGGTGTTGATGTTCACGTTCTCAGGCATATTGCTGCCGCCGAGAGAGCCGAATACACCACGACCATTGCCGTTGAGCAAAGCTAAAGCCAAGCCACCGATGCCAATTCCGAGGGCTGTTCCTGCCAAACCCTTGCTGGCATACTCTTTTTTACCATCTTCGTAGATTTTCTTCTCTACAACCTTTGCATCTGTCATTTCCATGATACAATCTTTTTAAGTTATCCTTAATATTAACTAACACTATTGTAACGTTACGGACGCAAAGGTACAAAGAATAGGGGAGAGCAAATATAACTCTATCACACTTTCTTTTAGTGGTTGATTATCAGTAGTTTAAGGTGATAGTAGGTAGTATCATAAATAACAAAAAAGAGAGGCAATCACTTACCTCTCTTGCTTTTTATGTAGTGTAGTATATCCCACTTCTTAAAATATCGGGTGTGCCCTCTTTTCTTGCACTCGCCATTCGGAATGTCGCCTCTCGCAACCATACGATTGAGTGTAGCATCAGAAACGTGCAGTTTCTCCTTGACTTCCTCGGTGCTCAACATAGGGTTAAGAGCATACGGCAGATAGTTCTCACAAAGGTCTTCTATCTCATCGCTGCTCATTCCGCAAGCAGTTACCTTCTCCCCTCTCTTCTCTTGCTCGTCTGCTCGAAAGCAAGAGTCAGACAACGATTTTAATAACACTCCCAAGGTGTGATAACCAAATAACTTTCCCATATCATTATAATCTAGAGATTAAACTTTGACAGCCCTTGCCTGAGAAATACTTATCGGCAAAACCATATACATAAAATATAATGGTCATTACAAGTATTACAACATTAGCTTCCACCATTTCGTTGGTGGTAAAAACATTCCAGTATACGATATGAATAGCATTTATCCCAAATAGGTAGATGATCATCGGAATACGCCATCTGTAGCAGAGCCAAAAGAATCTGCTCGCAATTATAAGCACAAGCGGATGGATGTAAACTGAAAAATAGATAAATGCTGCCGATACCCAATTCTCCTTAAACCATACGCACATTTCTTTTTCATGAGACGCAAATGTTACCATGCATGCAATATGAAAAAGCATGATAAACAGAGGCATCACTTCACAATAATACTTGAACCAAGTGAGTAGCTTCACGCTGTAGCCTCTACCTGCAAGGATAATTACGTTAATCATTTCGCTAACGTCCATACCCTTAAACATTACTCTTGACAACTGTACAACACCGACTGATTGAACTAACCGATGGACTTCATCTTCTTCCTCTTTAGTCATAAATTCTTCTCCTTTTGTTTTTTGGGTTTATTATTTATTCTTAGTTCCTCATTCTTAATAATAAGGAAAATGATGTAAAAATAAACAATTTTTGCTCAAAATGAATATTTTTGGGCAACTTTTTAGAGTTAAACTTTGCTAAAGTAACAATCTGAAAGTTATGTTACCAATTTTTTTGTTACCAAAATGGCATAAAATGGTAACAAGAAAGGCGGCTACATGTAGTAAACCGCCTTGTCTTTCTACAATACATAAGTAAGCCATCTATAACGCTTCCTACAAAAAATGTGGTTATAACCGCTTTTTAACGGCATTATAACCACATTATTATTATATATCCTCATTATTATATATCCTTATATTCCGATTTCGCATCGAAACAAGGACACCATTTCTTCCATTTCTTCGGGTTACTTCCCCAGATGTCTCTGTGACCAAGAATGACGGCATGAGGATATTGATGATGCAGCTCTGTAAGTAACGACCTTAGAGCTACCTTCTGAGCCTTCGTTCTGTTGTCGACAGGCTTACCTTTGCTATCAATACCGCCCACATACGCAATATTAATAGCAGTAGAGTTGTAGCCCTGCACGCCGTTGCTAACCTTGCTGATGTCTAATAATTGATGTATAACACCATCTTCCGTTACCACCTTGTGATAGCCTGGATTTCTCCAGCCCTTCGCCTTAAACTCTGCCAACAGTTCCTTGACTCCCCACTTCTGATTAGAAGCGGTACAATGAACAAAAATTCTTTTTATCTGTCTCATAATAACAATGAATCTAAAATTAAGTAATTAATAATACAACCGAGTACGATCACTACAGAATACCTAACCACGTCCTCCCGCTCGAACTTAGACAAATGATAGTGCTTGTACTGGTATATCTCTCTGCCTATCATTACAGGCAAAGCAAGCAGACCTACCAATATACTGATAAGCAGCCAACAAGCAAGGCCTATCCAGTCTCGCCTATTGAGGGTAAACAGTCTTTTCAGCATACGCACAGCCAATAAGTGAGATATACATCAAGAAAACCCGCTATCTCTATCCAATACCAGGGATGCAAGTGCATTTCCGGTCCACGTCCATCACGATCTACAAGGCAGTATTCCCATTGCTTATTCAAAATCCAGAGGGTAAGCAGAAGCATCACTGCAAGGATGGCCGTAGGAAGGATATTCACGCTCGAACACCATCCTACACATCCGATAGCCGCTGTGATAGCTGCTGCTTTATGTATTGCGTGTTCGCTGCTATCAAGATAATGAGGCGCAAAACCTACGAACATCAATCCCGCACAGCCCAAGAACGCAAGGAACTGAATACCTTTACCAGAGTCGAGGAGAGAAATAAGCATAAGCAAGGCACTCGCAAACATGACGAGCGTGAGCACCCATCCATAGTTTCGTTTGCGCTTATTGCCTATCACTTCGCTGCCCGTGCATTTCTGCAACTGGTAATACACATCGCTCATCATGTCCGGAATGCCGAACCGCATGGCTGCGAGCAAGAGAAATCCTGCCCACAGGAGGAAAGAAATCATACTTAATACATACATAATCTTTAGAATTTTAGAAAATTAAACTGATATGTAGCCCTACACAAACCCTATACTTGACAGGTATGTAAGGCTACACGTTGATACCATTCTATTGGTTTCAACAAAATGGTATTACCATTTTCGTGACATCAGGAATATGGTGCTATCATTTTCCCGATGATGAGAAAATGATATTATTACACACTCATCTCAAGCATCTTCGGGTAGCCTGACTTGTAGTCGTAAGTCTCCACTTTCTCGATGCTCTTCAACTCACTGACTGCTGCCTTATGACTTGCGGTCACGTTGAAGCACTCCAGGGCATACATCTCAAGCGCAGAGAGTAGCTGAATAGCCTTGTCGCAGTCCACCACCAGTTTGATGCCTCCGAGCCAGAGGGTGGTCGTTTCCTGGCCTGCTGCTTTGGCAATGGTGGTAGAGTTCATTAAACCCACACGTGTCGCCTTGTCAAGCCATACAAGTAGCCCATTCAGTATAAATCCGTTCACCTTACCAGAGGTATCGTAGGCCGCAATTTCGGCTATCTTATCAGCCTTTGCCTGCTTAAGTTTCAAGGCATCCATCTTTGCCGAAAACTCAGTAAATGCCTCCTGTATCTCACCTTCATCGTACTCGTCGATAGGAACGGTACACTCGTAGCATTCGTATGCTCCCATCTTCTCGTCAAGCACAGCGGCAAGATGACGAACTATCATTCCTCCATGCTCATACTTTTCACTAAAATCGCCTTTAGGTATAAAGGTCTTGATAAAATTAATCTTTTCCATAATCTTTTACATTTTATATTTATTCATTATTCTAATTTTCTTCATGTTGACGCAGAAAACTCTGTCCTTATAGGGCATCATCGTCCATGCCTTACGCCTGATATTATAGGTGTTGTAATGCACAAGTACACCCATCAGGCTATTGATACGACTCACATACCTCTGTAAGGCTTCGCTTTTCGGGCCAGATTCTATCCCAAACCTATCAATCACATCATACAGATGTTCTATAGTCCGTATGTTTGGAAGCATCCTGCCTGGGCGAATTAATACGCCCGTAAACCTCACTCCACTCGCTGTTCTCTGTAGGCTAACCTTATGAGGATGCAACGTAAGACCAAGTTCTTCTGACAGATAATTCCTTGCCTCTTGCAGAATATTCAGGAGTAACTTTTTATCCCTACTGATAACCAGGAAATCATCCACATATCTGCCATACCCACCATCTTTGCCCACTCGCTCTATCATCAGTTTATCGAATTGAGATAGCAGAAGGTTGGCAAGTGATTGCGATGGCAGGTTGCCGATAGGGAGTCCTTTGCCCTTACCGCAGGTAAAAGTGACTTATTAGCAGAGAGTTTTTCCACAAACTCAAATCGCCTACTCGAACACAGTTCTTTGTCGGGTTATGTAAGACGACTTTCTTCCATAGCCACAGCCACCATTTTATATCACTTCCATGATACTTTTTTCTGATGGCCTTTTCGAGGAGGTCGTAAAGGAGTAAACGATTGATACTCATGAAGAAGCCTTGTAGGTCGCCTCTCAATATCCATGCTTCCTTAGTATAGTTCTCGCTCACTCGCTTTATTTGCTTCTTGACATCAGCGATACCATAACCAGTTCCCTTACCCTTACGGCAGGCATACGCCTTATCTGTCATTTCGCCTTCGAGTATATCCGTGAACTTGATAGCAAGCAGATGGTGAATGATGCGGTCACGGAAGTCTGCGCAGAACACCTCCCGAAGTTTCGGTCTCGTTACACAAAATGCCTTACTTTTACTTATCTCGTATGACATCGAATTTAATTCGACATACAGTTGATAATTATTCGCAATGTAATTCATCTGGTATTCGATACAGCCCGGTGTCGAACCTTTATGCTTACAACAGTCATAATAGGCATCATACACCTCGTCTATCGTCACATACTCTCTTTCAAATTTCATATCCCTTAAAAAATAGCAAATACAGAGGCATTCGCCACTGTTGGATAATCGTAAACCGGCAGGACCACGTTACTGTTCCACTTGTTGTTGTTGCTCGCACTACTACTGTAGAACCAAGCGTTCGTAGCGCTGTTCTGCGTATCTCGGTACATTCTCTGTTTTTTAGTCTGTTCACTTCTCACATAAGTGAGTTGCGTGATTGTACCCCTTGTCACATTCAGTGACGGCACTCTCGCATTGTCGTTGACTCTGCAATTCTCGCCTTTGCGCTTCCGCTCAGACTTCCGCCAGCCATACGCCTCCTTTAATACCTTATCTGTCATCATACCAAGGTTGGTTGCCTGTTTCTTGTTTAAGAACTCGGCATCCGTAAGGAGGTTGATTCTTGACTTGACTTCCGACATAAGCAGAATATAATCGTGCATACGCTCCTCTCTATTCTCCCAACTTTCATTAATTCTCCTAACTAAGTCAAGAGCTGTACAAGACTTGATGACCGCTTCATTGTAGGTTGTAAACCTGACGGTTCTACTCACGCTATTACTATACTTGAGTAATATCTTGCACAAGAGTAGCGTATCTTTGTATATATACAAATCCTCTGTAAATGCCATTTTTCAAGGGAATGAAATTAAAAATTGCTCTTATATCCCTCCCTGCTCATTGCTCGCTGCTTGCTCGCTGCTTGCATGGAGAGAGGAAGAGATTTTGAAGAGATAAAGAGATTAACAAGCGTAAACCGGCAGGACCACGTAACTGCTCCACTTGGGGTTGCTGCTCGCACCACTACCGTAGAACCAAGCGTACGTAGCGCTGTACTGCGTAGAAGTCCATCTGTTTTTCTTCATCACGAAGTTGTAATAATTAGTAGCCACTTCTTCACCATACAGGGTCTCCAGCACCTGCCGGATGATACCGATATTAGCTACATGCACATATTCCTGTCCTATCGACATGACAAATCCATACAAATCCTCCCCCCCCGATGCTGAATATCTGTTCATGCGCATAATCAAAAGCTGGCACAGATAAACTTTGCTCCTGAGCCTCCTGGCGGATAAGGTATGATGAAGACTCTCCGTTGTAGTAGTTTGCATCCTTCACATTATTACCATTCAAGGCGATAGAATCGAACTGTAAGTTCTGTGTACACCATTGTTTGCTGACCAACTGCGACACGTTCTTAATATCACTTGTACGAATACAGAATGTGCCATGGTTGGCTGATAATGAGGCATCCGCCACCTTGATAGCTACCGCATTATCAGCGTTTTTGCCTGCTGCTACCCAGTCCTCGATGTAGTACTCATTTTTATCAATATCTACTACAAAAATACCCGCCTTAAACTGATAGAATCTGTAGTCGATAAGCCTCTGAGGAACATTCGCGGTATTGGTTCTTGAATTTTTGTTAAAGCTAACGTTATAGCCATCCTGATTATCAATTCTTACAGTATATTCCTTCTTATATGGTACGAATACCGTTACCTGACCTTTTGCGTCAGTTTGATAGGTAGTGTCTTTTTTGTCAACTGTCACAATAACAGGAATACCTTCCCATGCCGTCCCCACGTTATCATCGTACTTAGTAGCCGTGATAATCACCTTCTCCATACTATCTTCGTCGTAAGGCAGATATTCGACATTGATATTACGGCTACCCAATACTGCTGTATAGCCTTGAGGAGCGATAGGCTGCGCATTGCCATACTCAGGGAATACGACCTGATAATAGTTGCCTCGGTCGATGGTGAATGTAGCCTTACCCTCTGCGTTGGTGGTATAGCTCTGAGGTGTCTTGCCGTTATTGAGGAACACATTAATCTTGATGCCAGCTACCTTGATGGAGTCAACAGAAGAGGCGATTGTGACAGTCACTTCTTCATCGGTATTGATAACATCTACCGACTTGGGTTCTCCGTGTCTGTTGGTCACAGAGATAGTAGAGCCTGATAACTCCACATCACAGGTTTCCGCACCTGTTGTGGCGGTCTCTGCGGCTTTGATGGCAGTAGTAAAATCACTCTCACGCTTTGTTTCTGCGTCCGCACGAGATTGCTCTGCTTCTACTCTTGCATCTTCTGCGGAAACTCTGTCGGCCTCTGCCTGATTACGAGTCATTTCTGCAATAACACGTTCATTCTCGGCTGATACTCGTCCCGACTCAGCCCTTACTCTATCTTCCTCGTCAGCAGCAACTTTACTATTGAGCTTACCGACTTCTACTGATTTGCTTATCGCATCATCTGCTGCCGCATTTGCTTTAGCTGCCGCTGTATTCGCAGCTGATGTTGCGGCATTAGCCTTACCTGCAGCATCATTGCAGGCAACGATAGCATCATTCGCAGGCTTCTGCAATAGTTTTATCTCTTCCTCAGTGAGGTCAGCAAGCGTAATCTTTTCGCCTTTAGGTATAGCGAAATTAAGCGTATAGACAGGGTTTCCGCTTGCGTCTGTTCCATTCGCTACAAGAGATGCGCTTGCGGAAGAACCTGGAGCCAATGTATTGACTGAGCCAATCATAATCTGAGGAGTCTTACCCGTAAAGCCACGGAATCCACTCATATCTACAAGATATGAATAGAATTTCTGCCCTTGTTCATTCAGAGCAACTACATAGAGCTTTGCGTTATCCTCATCCTCCACATTGACGGTATTGATAAGGACGAAATCATTCTCAGCAAAAGTATTTACGTCCGTTGCGTTCATTGCAGAGACAGAAGAAAATACCTTCTTGATTTGGAATGCCTTACCCGTAAGGTTCACGTCCGTCTTGTCGTAGTTGCCAGTTAACACATTCCACTTATAATAGTAGCCGTCTGCGTCCACATAAGGAGGATGCGAGTAGGTGGACAGCGCCTTGTTAGTAGCATCATCGCAAGCCTTCTTGGAAGTAGCAAAATCCGTCTCTCGTTTAGTCTCTGCTGTCACACGGTTTTGTTCAGCATCAGTACGCTTCTGTTCAGCAATTACCCTCGCTTCTTCCTCCTTCTTTCTCGCTTCCTCGTTAGTATTGAGGGTATCGTTTGTCTCCTTGTTGTTTTTCAGAGCCTCGTTAGCCTTATTAATGAGGTCACTCAACTCCACGGTAGGAGGGAGGATAACCATGGCGGTATCCATTTCCACACTATTGTCACCCTCATCGGTCTCGCCAAACTCGGTGTCAGCATCGGCATTATTTGCCACGATGGAAAACTGAGGGTATTCATTGCTTCGCCAGTCGTTGCCAAAGATTTTGCCCCTTACCTCGATGGCATAAGTACCGATGCTCATCTTGTCGCCCTCTACTCTCGCAAGGAGCACATTATCCTCCTTTACGTCAATCGTAAACGCAAGAGGGATGCGCCTAAACTGATTACAAACCTGCACCACCACATCCGTACAGGCTGGCAGAGGAAAAGCCTGAGCTTTCCCCTCTACCATCTTCATCACTGGTATCTTCAGCGTGAAGTCGTTACCTTTTACTATTTTTTTCATAAGCTTATATAAAATTTATTATAGACGATAATTCATCCATTGCAGTTGCCAATTACCTCTGATAAAAACAAAGATATTAAACTGGCCTATCATTCCAGAGAAGAATTTATTGTTTTTATCTCTTGTCTGACCGCCACAATATATCACTTCGTCTCCAGAAGGAACGATATATACCCTTTTATCAGAACCTTGGATAATTATCAGCGTCTGCCCTTCAAGAGGATTGGCAGGGAGCGTCAGTGTCATTTCAGAATCATTCGTGCAGATAACCACTCCAATACCATTTGGTATTGTATTATTCCAACTGATACTCATTGAATTTGGTGCTAACACTCCTCGTATAGCGCCGTTTGTCTGTATAGCCGTTCGCTCACCTGTTGTGTTTTTTGCCTTTTGCACATTGATGGCGAAAGCAGGGTCATTCGGAGAGGACTTAATGGAATATATGTACGAGACCGGGAAATAATGAGTGTTGTAAGTCAGATCTGTAGGCAGGACATACTTTTTACACTCAGATTCTACTCCGCCGCATACATATCTCGCCGACGCACCATTGAATAGATAACTATGGTCAAAACCAAATCCGGAATCGTCCCATTCTGTGTAGCAATTTCCGAGTCTCATATACTTACCCGCATCAGGGGCACCTTGTCTGATGAACAAAGGCTTGTACATCAAGTAGGCTAAACCGTCATCAGAAGTAATAGTCGTTGTTCCGTCAGGGAATTTATAATCTCCGCTGTATGTAATCATATCGCCAGCTATGGTATATTGGTCCCTCTCGTCTGCGCCCGATGTCTTTACCCGAAAGATTCCAAGTCGGCTATTACCTGTCACATTCAGATTTTGCGCTTCCAGTTCCTGCGTTTTAATGCCTTCAGCTACGATGTCTCCTGCGTTGATGAATTGCGCATTGAGCTTTCCGTTTTGAAACATGGCTGCCTCATCATAGCCCTCAGAAGGATTGGCTTTCGGGTTCTTTACTTGCACTTTGTTTCCGTACAGGATAACTTGGTCGCTCGTAATCTCTATGCCAGCCTTCTTCAGCGTTGCCTTGTCTATAAGGTCAGTCTTGCGCTCTGTGTACTCGGTGACGACGGCACCCACCTCGATTTTCGGTCTCGCGATGGTCACATTCCAGCTCGTTACGCCAATCTGGTCGGCATTGCTCTTGAACTGGAAGTAAATCTGTTCAGGAAGCCTGTCTTTGAATCGGAAATGCACCCATACATTCTGTTGCTTTGACAGCACTTTAAATTGACCCAAAATAACGTAGCAGACAGTCGTTCCATCACCTGCTGTTTCATGCATTACATTATTCTGTTGTTCTATATAGCAAGTGTACTTGGTGTTGTTTGCAGGATAAAAAGCATTCACCTCTAGATATTCAGCATCACCCCTTACCTCAAAACTGAGGGTGTAATCTGTATTGAGCTTAAAAGCATTACCCTTAATTCGGTAGAACTGGTTATAGTCATCGCTACCGCTTGCCGTCAGTTCACAAACATCACCAACAAGAGTCTTCTTACCTATTACCGTAAAGATATTGCCACCAACATCAAGCGTTCTTGAATTGTCAATCAAGTTTGCACCAATGATGTCATAATCGTTTTGCGATAGCGTCCATCCACCATAGGTGTCACCTTCTTCCACCATCGGACGGCAAATCCACGCTTCAATCTGTCCTGCGACGACATTACATGCTTCCAAAAAGTTGAATGCAATATAATCGTATTTCGCATCTGTTGTATCTACAACAGATGTAAACAATTCCCATTCATTGACCTTTTTAACAGTATGCTCACTTGGTGAAAGATACTTTGCTCGTCCTTTTCTTGTTGCATTTTCTTGCTTATCAGTATAGATAGCTTCAAGACAGAACATTGCGTTAATATCGTTGGTCTTATAAAAGCATGACATTGTGTATTTTTTACCCTTTTCTATCTTGATGCTTCTTCCACCTTGTGAGCCGTCCCAATATGCGCCCACATAATGCGGATGTCCTGCTTCTGTCGCGTCAATGACATGAATACAATTCGTACCTTGATAGCCCGAATTTATTTCGATTCTTGCGTCATTGGATATAATACGGTTATTATCCTCACGCAAAAACGCGCTACCCACGAGCAGGTTGCGTCTCGCTATTGACTTTTCGCTTACCGAGAGTGAGATTTCCCTTGCGGTCTGAGTAATTTCAGACTTAAACTCGGTGAGGTCAAATTTATCCATCTTGTCATTCACCCTGTTGCCGACCTCTGTTAATGTGTTGGAGAATCGCTTGTTGGTGTTAACCATCTGACCAGTGAACTTAGCCACGTTGACCTGCACGTCCACATGAGCCGTGACGGTTGCGGAATCATTCGTGAGAATAAACTCCAAAAAACCGTTAGTCTTTGATATTGTGCTTTTGTTTCCCGCTGTGTCAGTGACAACCTGTGTCTCTATTTCAGTCACCTGTATCTCTAACGGAGACGTGTTCAAGTCCTTCAGACTACCATTGCAATTATAGTAGTTGCTTGGGAGTCTGTCATACTTTGAGAACTGCTTAGATACATCCTTGTCACCTTGAAACACTCGTATCGTCGCAGTCTTGCCACTAAAGGATGTAACTCTTCCGTTGTCATCAGTGTCGAAGATGAGTGCCGATGGAGAAACCACGACTCGGTAGGCATCCTTGCCATCTGTTCCATTCTCACCTGTCACCTTAAACGGCTCTGACCAAGATTCAATTTTACTCTTTGTTGTACCACCATCATCACGGGTAAATACCTCCTTACCGTTCGATTGCCAAAGAGGTATGCCAGCCATGCTTTCTATGCGGAATAATCCATAATCACCGTTGTAATCACCAGAAGCATCCTTACCGTAGCAAATGTACACAGTGTGCGTTCCTGCGGTAGCTACGACATCTGTTATAGATAACTCTATGTCATTTCCACTTACCGCACGAGACGCACCTGCAAAACCTGGTTTTGACGGAACATTACTTGCATCAATCTCTGACAAAAAGATGTAATCATACTTTTTCTCACTGAAAGATTTGATGACAAACATAACAGTCTGATTCGCTTGCGTAGTAGTGAACGTCACTAAGCACCAGCTTGTAGAGTTAGCTGCCGTGGTAGGAGATTTCTTCCACGTGTAGCTACCATCGTTGTAGTCCGTCCATGACGAGCCGCTATAGCTTACATTCTTTACGTCAGCCACCGAAGGTATTGCTAATGACCAGCCATTATCCAAATTGTTTTTATCCGTCGATGTAGGAGGCGTAGGATTATCCTTAGAACGGGCATAAACAGGGACAACGCCATTACCGCTTAATCCGTCATCTCCCTTGTCACCCTTCTCGCCTTTGCCTCCGGAAAGTACTTTTTTCCATTGTTTCGAACTATCAGAAGGCTCTTCGCTGACATCAACCCCCGAATTAGCAACGCACACCCAAACGGCATTGTTATGGTTTACTTGGTCGTTCTTGTGATATTTAGTTTCTTCTACCCAGTCACCACGATAGTTGATGATATTGATAGTACTGCCATCTTCCGAAATCCATTCAAAGCGTGAAGAGTTGATTTTCGTTCCTCCCTTTGGAGAGGTCTCAAATACAGACAGAGATACCTCTTTATCACTACCATTCACGCTTTTCGTGATAGTATGCTTGTACTCGGTGATATTGGCATAACAAGCGATACGAGGAGCATATTCGCCCGTCGTCTCTAAGATAATCACGTTCTGCCTGTCTGTCTTATCATACTCACCGTGTTCATTACGATGTCTGTTGCCGTCAAGCACAATAGTATCACCAGCCGAAGGAATGTCCCTCGTCTCCAAAGGTGCAGGGTTAGAGCCATTGTAACCCACACTAAACTCATCGTCGTAACCATCAATGTCACCACAATGCTTACCCACGACAATCCAAGCAAACGCCTGCCCATCGTACAATTCCACCTGTACTTCTTTCGTCTGCTCGTTGCCATCCTCATCAAGGTAAGTTTCCTTCTTAGTGCCGTAAATTTTTTCGTTCTGTGTAGATACACCACCATCAGGAATAGTACGCCAATAGCTCTTATTGCTTGCGTTCTGGTATGTTCCTCCAGCCACAATCTCGCCCATGGTCTGACAGCGCGCTTGGTCGCCCTCCTGCCAGTCATTCATCGTAGCAGTAGTACCATTATCAGCTAAGAGATAGCATTTCCAACCAACACGTTCTGCATCATCCTCAGTCGTTTCCACCCAAGTTGTCACGCCATTAGATACCGATTGTTTGACAGGCACAACCTTTATAAGCTTACTCCCTGCTCCAGACAGATAGATGTTACCTCCCGAATAAGACAGCTTGCGTATCTCTAATTCGTGGAATATCGCCTTACCCCATATAGTGAGGTTGGTGAAAAACGCATGATACTTGCCGTTCTTCTCCTTCTCGACAGAGAAGCCCTGTTCAGCCGCATTGTCGTAATCGAGAGACTTTATAGCACGAAAAAACGCCTCGCTAAGCTCCGTAATCTTAGCGCTGTTGCCGAACGTCGCTCCCATCGCCAAATCTGCAAGACCTTTGGCAATAAGACCTTTAATAAAGGTTATCTTGCCATTTGCGGTGTCATCGGTAAGCTTGGAAAGGAAAACCTTACTTCCCTCGGTAGCCACCTGCCCCTTAACCTGTGTCAATGTAATTCCGCCACCACCTCCTGAACCGCCGTTTCCGCTCTCAAGAGATGTTATCTGCTGCTGGATTTTCTGGATAGTTCCGACCTCCTTTTCCTCTCTAAGAGTAATCTCGTAAGTAGGAATTTTACCATCCTGCTCTTTGATGTTGAGCTGGTCTATGGTAATTGTGCCGCTAATATTCAGGTCATCATCTCTAAAATCCATCAGATCACCTGCCTTCAAGGTGTCATGCAGACTTTTAATTGCTCCCGTTTCGTCAGCCATGGCTGTGTCATGCTGTCTTGCCATGAAAATCTCATCAACCTTTGGCTGATAGACATACCTTGTGTAGTCGTTCTTTTCGAGAAGAGCGATTGCGTATTTAAGAAGCTTCAGAGACGCAGCTTTGACATACGAATCAGGAAGCGTGATACCGGTAAGGACGAAATGGTCGCCTTTTCTGATAGGATAGTCCTTGTATGGAAACCAAAGCTCAAGAGCATCGTCTTTGATTCTCTCGATAGTAAGCCTCCATCTACCATCAACCTTGGTTGAGGATGCCACCTTGAACGTCCGACCGCCACACATACCATCTTTCATGGAGATTGAGAAATCATTGTCCGCTAAATCTTTTATATCGAAATCGACAGCTTTATTGAGATAGATATCAACATTCTTTGGACCTGGATCGTCATTGTATCTACCATCATCATCAGGAGCAATACCCTCATCAATCTCATCAACACGCACACCACCGACAACCATTTCTTCGATTGTAGGGTAGATTTCGATGATTCCATTCGTCTTGTCATCAGTATCGAAGAACTGTGATGCGGAACGCAGACCAATCTGATCGATATTGATGGAATCAATGTAAGGTCTATGCGGATCAGTAGAGAATCTGTGTTGCTTCCCGGTAGGGTTCACATACTTCTTCTCTTCATCCGTGAGCGATTCGTAGAAGTCACTCAGTGATACATGTGGAAATCCAGGCAGCATAAGCCTGTTGATTGACATATTGTTCGGAAGATTCTCTGCGTATTCCTTCATGGATGAAGGAACAGTTTTCTTATTGAGACCGGACGTGATATACATTTTCGTTTTTCCAGCCTTAACCTGCGCAATGAACGCATCAAGTTTCTCCTTTGATTCCTCATCTCCGGTATCGACCTGTGCTCCTTTCAATTCGCTGTGGAATCTGCATTTACCGGAGCCGTGCATCTGTGCTACATAACCCGTAATGATATTCTGGAAATCGAACGTTACCTGAAGAACCCATCCGGAATACTGTTCCTGAGATTCGCCGGAAACGACATATTTTCTCTTATTCTTAAAATACGTCTCTATATAATCGAGGTCCAATTCGAGTTCAACATACGTGCTTGCTTCGACGACTTTTGTGATATTCGCCACATACTTGACACCGAGGTCCGCATAGTAATGAGAAGGAAGATTCTTCTCCGAACCATACGCTCTCAGTCTCGTAATGACACTCTGATCAGAATCTGCGTTCTGCACAATCTCGTAGAGTCCATTTCCGAGTCCGTACTTGAAGATATGTTTTGCCTGTATTCCGGTAGTACCGACATATACGTTTCTTCCTCTGACGATAAAGTTTATGTTCCACTTCTCGTTTACAAGCGCAAGGGCCTGCCAACAGGTCTGCGAATCCACTGTGATAGACATCGATTCGATGACGTTATCGCTTGTTCCTTCGCCGTACATTGACAGCCAGTCGCTCGCTAGGCATCCACGCTGCACGGAACGCTCCATGTTCCTTGAGTAAATCTTCCAAAGGCCCTTACCAATCTGTTCGTCGAGGTTCGCCTGAATCCTGTCAAGCAAATCGTCCAGAGTCTGTACGTAAAATGGAAATTTCGGTAGGGCAGTGTAGTGGAGTTCGTTGTCATTCAATACCACATCGAGGAACTCGGCCCTAGAAAGCTCATCCTGCAATGCGTTGAACTTTACGCTGTCATAAACGAAGCCCTCACCGTAGGTGTCAGGTCTTGCCTGCTTATCTTTGCCCGGCTCGTAGTTGAGCTCAAACCGCTCGCCACGATAGACAATATAGTCGCCTATCTGAAAGCTGATAGGCACTTCGTGCTTGAAGCTGATAGTCAAAAAACACTCACCCATCCAGGAATCAGAGTATTCTAATCCATGAACGGTTATCTGCTCTCCGTTAACGTCTGTCAGCTTCGAGCCGTCCTTATGATAAATATTCCAAGTGCTCATGTGTCAGTGTTATCCTAAATTTGAAATCCTGCCCTGTGCGTCCATAATCGGATTGATATCAGTAACAGGGTCGTTAAACTTGAAAGTGATAGAGAGGACTAGCAAGTCCTCGCTGTCCGGATATCTGTATAGGTCCGGATCAATGCTCTTCAGTCTCACATGCTGCCTTCCAATCTTATTGAAGTCGCAGTACATTTTCATCATGCCAGACTTACGGAGATAGTCAATGAAAGCCTTACACTTCTCGTTTGCTCCGAAGGCATTACCCTTGAACAGAAACTTGACCTTATTCTCGTATGCTGCCATGTAGAGACCATCCTTGCCAATATACTCGTCGTCACCATGCTCGTCGTGCCATTCCCTTTTCACGGGTTCCTTGACGGCATCACATGGTTTGAACGGATTCTCGCTAACATACATACCGAAGTCGGCGATGGAGTCCTTCACCTCATTCCAATCGCCTTCCTTCTGCATGTATATCCTGAAATAATCTTTCATACCTTAAATCAACTTTTTATAATTGCAAATATACGGAAAATAGAATAAATATGCAAGAAACATTCAGTTAAAAACGCATAAATATACAAAAGAGGGTGCAGATATAGATCCGCGCCCCCGATTATTACTTCATCTTCAACGATTTTGTTCCGTTAAGAACTCTGTTGAAGTTGTCGTTATACTCAACGAATATACTTTCAATCCTCTCGGCCGCATCCGCATTGCGTAATGTGTTTTGAACAATCGCATTAAGCTGCGTCAGTTGGGACTTCGCGATCTCGCTCATCTCCGGATAATACTTAGCTTGTTCTGCGCGGATAACAGAACAATCCAACCTAATAGCATTAAGATACGACAGGCCAAGATCTGCCTCTTCTTCTGTTATTCCCTTCACAGAGTTTCTTGATGAAGAACTGCTATTGTCGGACCAACCATAGGTCTTCTTCAAGAAGTCCCGTGTCGCCTCTATCTGCTTAGAAAGGTCTTCCGTACTGTTTTTAACATCAGCGTATTCTGCGCCAGTGTACTCGGAGATTACATTTCCGTTCGAATCCTTTATATTCTCTGTGCCGCCATTCGGATCTCCATACTTCTTGGTCTTCTCAAGGAGCGCGTTTATCTTGTCCTTATAAAGATTCTCAATCATGGAGTTCAAGATGGTGTTCTTTAATTTTCCTTCAAAGCCATCCAACAAGTCTTCATATCCATTAGCCATAGTTGCCATTGCGTCGCCCCAGGAAGACACCAGGTCAGAGAACTTGTTACCGGTAAGCTTCTCTGTCACCGCCTCAATCATATCGTCAGCCTTCTCGCCATACTGAATGAGCTTTTCCAGGTAATCTCTGAAATCTGAGTCCATGTTAGCCCAAAGACCTGTGTAATCCTTCTTAATCTTCGACAATGTATCAGCGTTCATGTTGAGCATGTCTTCCATGCCGTTGAACTGGACGCCGTACTTTGAAGAAATTTCACCGGCAACATCTCGCCAATTCTGACCATTGTAGCCGTACGAACCCTTCCACATTCGATACCAGATGGAGTGGGAGCCGGCTGACGAACCAGAGTTGAGTCTCTTCTGGGCTATAACCTTAGTCTGCTCAATCTCAGCTTTGAGCATTTCCTGAGCTTCCTTGGATGCCTCTGTAGCCTCAGTACCCCAATGGATATTCATGTACTCAGTCTTCTTGGAGATGAGAGAATCCCAAATAGAGGACAGGTTGTCGTACTCAGCCTTCGCCTTGTTGTAGCTACTGTAGTCTGCGCCGAATGCCTTGATGAGCGAACTTCCCACGCTCAGGGCTGCTGCCGCTGCCGCTCCGTAAGGACCTGCTCCTTCAAGGAATTCGAAACCCTTCATTTTGCTTAGAGTACCAATGGCTCCAGATGTACTTGCCGCCGAAGAGAGCGCGCCTGATGCCCCACCAGCAATTTGACCAATGATTGAATCCTCTTCACCCATAGCCTTAAATAGATTGATTACCGGGTCAAGGGTGCTCTCCAGCGCATTAAACTTACTCGCAAGCGATGTTATGGCTTTCGACGAGTCTGCATACTTTCCTTTCTGTTCGCTCTCGAGCTCGTTTTTGCTATACCCGGCAGCACTCCATTCTATACCCATCTTCTTGGCTTGTCCTTTGGTAGGCACATACTTTTTGCCATTCATGTACTGCGCACCGAGGTCACCTTTCAAGTATCCTCCTATAGCGTTCCCTTGATTTACAGACCCGAAGATATAGGGTAGTGGGTTCCTGTCAATATCCTCATTTCTTAGCTTGTCGAGAGCATCCCTCAGTTGTTTTACTACTTCTACCGACAATCCCGTCGTTCTCGAAAAATCGTCTATCTTCTCAATCATAGAGTTAATGGTTGAAGAAGACACCCTGTCAAGGTCATCAAAGATAGTAACCCAATCAGATTCCTGCTTGAACTGCTCAAACTGGAGCTTTGCCACATTCTCGTTGTGAGTTTTTGTGGCACCGGCCTGGGCTCTCTCTCTCATCTGTGGGTCTTTGATTCCCTTGATGAGTTCGAGCTGCCTCTCGTATTTTCGGTTTTCATCCTCAATCTGCTGAGCGATGGTAGCATTCTTCTCGACAAGGTTAGCCAGCAGGTCGATGGTCTCTTGCTTGATACGGGCAGTTTCTTCCACCCACTCCTTGTAAATAACAGAGGCATTCTCACTTTCGCTACCGATATGCTTATTAAAGTCGCTTTCGTTCATTTTAAGAACATCGTCAGCACTGAGGCTTTGCCCTGTTCTTTCATTATGTTCTTTGACCGCCCAGTCCATCTGTTCTTTCAGGTAGTCCTGATACGTTCCAGATTGCACATAGCCAAAAGCAAGCATAGAAGCGCCCTTGCTATTACCTGTCAGCTCATATATTTTCTTGTAAGTTTTGTACTGTTCTGAGATAATATTGAGCCGCTTTGACAACATATTATTGGTTTCCCTTATACGCTCTTCCTCGATACTTCTGTTCTTGGCATGAATGTCGGCCTGTTGACTCTCCTTGTATTCCCTTCTTTTCTGGGTTGATGATGGCAAACGGTTCATAAGTTCTCTGATAGAAGACCCGTAGGTCCCTGGGTCAGAAAGCTTCCATGATAATACAGAATTCTTGAACTCCTTGTCATTCCTCATCTGTATCATAGCTCCTTCATCTCCGTAAATTTTTCTGTACTTTTCAAGTTCAGAATAGAATTTCTTGTAAAGGTCGATACGCTTCCTTAAAGTTTCAAGCTCTTTGTCCTCCTGATTGACATGAGTATTCTTCTTTCCTGGCTTGTTTGATTTTTTATCTGTGCCTTTATAGTTGTTATACAACAATGTTCTTGCAATAGCCATTTCGTCAAGATAATTCCGGTAAATATCTTTGACGTTTGGCGCATGACTCCTTACAGCTCCTTTCCAAGCATTCCTTGCGTCATCTATTCTTTGGTTGGCAAGATTGTTGGCTTTATACCAGTCGCCATCCTTTCCGTACTCATCAGCGCGTTGACGATATTTAGATCCAATAGAGGACTTCGGGTTAATCATGGATGGTATGCGCCCAACAAGGGTGCTTTGTACACCATTGTACTTTTCCCCAGTATCATACACTAACTTGATTACGGCTTTAAAGTTAGATGCAGCAAGCATATTCTGAAGAGTACGTTCCAGTTCCGGATATTGTCTGATGAGACCGTTCTTGGCATCATTCATCAGCTCCCTTACCTTTGCTTTTTCTGCATCGTTAAGAGGTACACTTGCCCTAATCTTCTCTCCAATCATAGGGAAAGACTTGTCAATCAAAGCAATCATGCTATTAGACACCTCTGTCTGCAACCATGCGCTCTTGTCTCCGCATCCAAATGCTTGTAAGATGGACGTTCTGATAATATCAGCCTTGTCCTCTGGAACACCCATTGATGAGAATATACCGCTCATTGCTTGCATCGCAGCCTCACGCATACGCTCGTCTTTCCCTATATCTCCAAACTTTCTTGCAAGTTCATCTTTGAGTTTTTCTATATAGTTTCCAAACGCCTTTTCGTCAAGATATAGCGTCTTATCGCCGGATGATGCACCAGCGGCCATAGCTGCAATACGCATATCTTCTCTCTTCTTGAATGCGTCAACTACTTCTTCGGTCGTATCACTCAAATCAGAGTAGTAATATCTGCTACTAAGCTTTGAGTTAGCAATATCATTGGCTTCTTTTAGCAGCTTAATCTCTTGCTCAAGATACTTAAGACGATCAGCGTGACTTTTCTTTTCGTCTGCCGTCATCAGCATATTCTTGTAACTATAAGGGGCAAGTTCTTTTAACTTTTCCTTGTAGCTATCAATCATATTGTCAATCTCCTTTGTGTCTCCACCGGATATTGTAATGTTCACGTTGTTATCACGGAGGAAATCTCTTATCTGCTTGTTCTTGTCGGCAATCTCGTCTTGCGTCTGCTTAATCTTTTGACTGAGTTCCTGATATTCGCTAAAGGCGTGCATGACACCAAAAGTAACGGCAGTAATGATAAGGCCAGGTAAACCTCCTATAGCTGACCAGATTTCAGCTGCAAGAGTCTTAGCTCCTGTACCTATAATTCTAAATGCAGCCAAAGCCGATGTCTTGAATGCTGTCCACACATTCTTTACAGAAGACAAAGTGGTAGTAAGAGACATAGAGCGCATTGTCGCCAATGTGCGCAACATCTGCATACGTACCGTCTTTTCTCCTTTTTGTCTCAGAACAATACTTCTGTAAATATTATACTGCTCTGCCGTGATTTTTCCTGATAACCTCAACTGATTGAGCTTCTCTGTAGTTAATGCCCTTGCATTAGCCAACGCTCTCAGGTCAGCTCCAGTAATCTGGTTTTTAGTAACCAGAATTCTTTGTTCTACCTGAGAAATCTGCTGACCCATCAGGACTCTTTTCTGGATGTCGGCAGCTACACTGGCTTTGTTAGAGAGGAAATTAGAAGCTACGCCTCCTGCAAGCATCTTTTTCAGTCCATAACCAGCCAATATAGTTCCAGCAGGAAGCGCCAAAGAATGCAGAGATTGAACGAGTGTTGTAGCTCCTTCGATGGCAGCCTTGAAAAACTTACCAACGAGGCTTTCTCCGCTCGCAAACTCGGCAAGCATAATTTCCCAAGCGTCTTTCAGCTTGTTATATTTTCCGAGCAAAGTCTCACTCAGAATCTGCTGCATGTTATAGAACTGACCACCTGCATCAGTCATCTGCCAGAAGATAGACTTCACATCATCGAAGCTAACCTCTCGGTTCGATATACGAGTCTTAATCTCTGACGTAGAGACATTTCGACCCTCTTGCTTAGAGTAAAACTCTGAAAGTTTATTAAGCAGAGGAATACCTGCGTACGCAATCTGGCGAAGCTCCTTACCATCGAGCCAACCACGAGCCTGGACCTGTCCAAACGCCAATGCGATACGGTCGAAGCTAACACCAAGGCCGGAAGACATATCCGCAAGCCTCTTTGTCGTATCGTAGAGCTGGTCATATTCAACTCCATACGCGGCCAACTGCTTAACGTCTCGGTTCAACTCAGAGAACGTAAATGGCGAATTAAGAGCGAGTTCCTTAATCTGGTTAAACATAGTGTTCGCATTCTGCATATCACCAAGGATGGATTGGAGAGCGATATGCTGCTTCTCCATCTCACCACCAGTAGTGATGATGCTCATGGCGAACTGCTGTGCGCCGAACACAAGACCTCCCTGCAAGAAAAGCGACTTCAAATCCTGTACGGTTGAATTCAGTTTTCCTGCATGGCTATTGGCTCTCTCGAAACCGCGGACCAAATCAGACTGAACCTTTGCAGCTGTCTGAACCTCTCGGTTTACTGCCTTTTGGTCTTGAAGAACTCTTGACGCCAATGTAGTATCGTGGCCGCTACCAATGTTACCAAGTTTGCCAAGAGTTGATCTCCAATAATTCCCAGAACTAAGACTATCTCGGATAGCACCAAGGTGTCTCATTATAGAAATGAGCCTTTTAATTTCATCTTCTGCCTTACTTACATCTGCGCCAAAAGAAATACCTTTGCTGTATTCTGCACGAAGTTGGCGAACCTTATTGCCGATAGAATCATACCGACGCTCCGTGTTCTTCAAATCATTCTGGCGTTGCCTCTCTGCCTCTTTTGCCTCGCGTGCTGCGTCCTTTATAACCTTTGCATAAGTATTTGCTTTATCTATAGCATTAAGATACCCGGAACTCTTTACGACATCAGTTGCTGTGAGTCCTGTGATAGGATGAATACCTCTGTTATTCCTGATCTGTTCTAACTCAGTTCTGTATTTAGACAGCTCTGACAACGACTGACGTATGTTGTTCGTTGAATCGACGCCAAACATCTGTATTCCTTCACCATGGCGTTTGTTGATTTCGTCAATAATAGAAGATAACTTATAAAGTTCTCTCTCAGCCTTGTTTGCCTCAGCGGAAACGCTGTTAGGGAATATGTTGAATCCAGCACCTTCCTTAGACACCTCTCCGAGTATGCGGCCTATTTTGTATAACCCGTCCTGGACAGACTCCAACTGCTGGAGTTTTTTCGGGCTAAAGAAATCTTCGCTTGAAAATACGCCAATGTTACGACGTAATTCTTTAACGAAGTTGTTTAGCTTTTCAAAACTACGGCCTCCCTTATCTCCAATACCTTTCGTTGCCTCGGATATTGCTTCCAAAGCATTCTGCGCCTGCTTACCAGTAGCATCAATCTTGTTTAGTTCTTTGGTAATCTTTTTGGTTTCCTCTTCAATTCTCGATTTAAGAGTGAGCGAGAAACTGAGGTCTCCCATATTTCCACCTGCCATATCCTGAATATTTTAAAATTAGAGTTTATTGTTTAAGTAATCAGCAAGACTTATCTTCTTGCCAATAAGGTTTTCCTCATTCTTCTTTTTCTCCATCCATCTGTCGTAAAGGTCATCCATCTCCTTCTTGGTATGCTTCTTTGGGCCGCCTTCCTTCTTGGTCTTTGGATAGACGACAAGAGGCTGGTCTGCAACCATGAGGTCAATCTGTGCCGACGAGTAGCCCCACCAGTAGTCGTAGGCTGCAATGAAGTACTTACGCTGAAAGAGGAAACCGAACTTCTCAGCTAAAGAGAAGGCTGCTCCCCAGCTGGTTCTGCTTGGATAGCTTTTGCTTCGCTCCTCGTCATCGTCATCATCACTTCGGTCATCCCGGTCGCTAATATGGTAGCCAGTGAGAATGCGTTCGATGGAATTTTTTTTTTAGAAACATCGAGGACTCTCAGAACCTCGGCTACATCCACATCCTTGATGTAGTAGAGCCAGCGCCAGTAGATCCAATATAGAAATCGAATCTTCCAGATGTTGTTGAGGAGAATGCAGACACAAATCTTGACGTTGCGCTTCCATTCGTTCTTCTCCTTTGCTCTGATGTGGGAGCACCTGCTCATGGTTCCCTTGCGAAGCCAGCCGAGCTTGTGCTTCTTTCCTCTGAACACGAACTCGGTAGGCTCGTCGTGCAGTACGCTGTCAAGCAACTCCTGTAAGTCCACCGAAGGCTGCTCAATTTTCTTTTCTTCTGCCATGACTGTATGCTATTAAATGAAGAAGGGCGGCACGGCTGTTGATTAGCCTGCCGCCCAACGGTTTGTTATCCTGAATCTAATTACCTATAGACTTTTCTTTAATTAGCCTCCGACACCAGGGGCCCCTGATGCTGAAAGCCAAGCGATACTGCGCTTACCTGCACCCTCGATAGAACCAGAGAACTTGAACGCAACAGGCTCTGTACCAGAGTTGTCCCACTGTAAGGTAGCATAGAGAGCAATATTGGTAATTACCATGAGGTTCTTCTTCTCTTCGTCAACGATGACGATAGTACCCTTGATCTTGAACTTCTTAGGCTCTACCGCAACGCCGGTAAAACCGGTAGTAGCATCGAGATCTGTGTCACCAGTACCTTTCAAGGTAACCTTGGTCAACTCTGTGATTGCATCCTCGCCGAACATGATTTTCAGCAAGTCCTTAGCCTTAGAAGGAACAACGAACTCAACGTTGAAGTCACCAAGCTCAGAGGTGGTCGCCCAGTCGCCAGCAAGACCGATAACCTTATAGTGGTTGATGGTAGGATCCTCCATTGTCGCCTTTAAGGTATCGACGGTAACCGGAAGCTCAACTTCTGGAGTGATGTCAAATGTAGCCTTGCTCAAGTCTGTGATTACACTCGTGTAGAGCAAGGTCTTAGGACCAACGAAAATGTCCTTCATCTTGTCAATAGTTGTCATTGCCATAATCCGAAATATTTTAAAATGTTATACCTGAATACTTATTTTGTACGTAACTTTCCCTGTATGATTGTTACAGAAAAACCGTCTCCGTCGTCAGTCTGTATTGCTACGCTCGGCCTGGTAACGATAATGTTGTCTGTGGAAATCGGGAACCTTTCGAGGACTGCCTTAACCTTCTCGCTCATTTTCGATGGACTGAATCCGTTCGGGTTCGCCGAGGAAGCCTTATCGCGCGCATACACCTCTATCTGGATAGTGGTAGTATAGTCGTTGTAGGAGCCATCGTAGTTCATCTCGTTGTTCCTGATTGTGTACGGAGCACTTACGACGATGTAGCTACCTATTTTGGTATCCACAGCCTTTGGACGATTCCTGGGGTACACCTTGTCGCATATACCCTTCACTGCGTTTCCTAAGTCGAAATATATCTGCTTGATATCTACCATAGCTTAGAGTTTATTAATAGTTGAAATATTGGCGTACACTACACAGGAATCAAACATATCCGGAAGAGACTCGTATGTACTGTAAACAGTATCGAAGATGCGGTTCTCCTTATCGAATATTGCGTATTCTACAGGGCATATCGCAACGAGCGACCAGTCTCTTCCGGAAGGTTTTACCTTTCCGATACGTCCGTATATAAGGTTAGGACCCCACTGGTGTCCACCGCCTACACGGCCTACATATGCCTTGCCTTCAACAGGGTCACCCTCGTAGTAATAAGGAAGATTGTAAGCCTCTCCTTCCGCTAGGGTAACTCTCGTTGGAGCCTTTTCTCCCTTTGAGGCACGCACCATATAAATGAGCTTGCCTTTGTAATACACGGCAGCATAGAATGAGGTATAGGCATTACCGGTGATGTTGTAGAACGTCCTATTCTCTTTGAAATAGTTGACAGTTCTATGAGCAAGCTCCTGCATAATCGCAAGCATCTTGTCGTATGCCAGATTTTCAATTCTTGACTTAATCTGATGTTCGAACTGCGCTCCGAGCGACAGACGCTTTCCGCTAAAGAACTTTGCCATAACCTAAACCCTCGTTAAGCTCCAATACACAACAGTCCTGTTATTATCCGGTTCGCAGTCCTTGACCATACCTTTCTCGGTATTGTTACCAACGGTAGCATAAATAGTATCTCCATCAAGAGGACATTTTCCGGCAACCCATTCGTCATATCTGACAGGAATCGAAGCCTTCCTCTTGTTCTGGTCAACGTATTTGTCTCCCTCGGTGGTAGTGTCAGTATAACTGCGACCTTCTCTTTCGTAGATTACAATCTCCTCATCATGCCCAACCGGAGCATCATCATCGGCAAACGGATCAGATGGGTCAGCCTTTCCTACTATCATCCTCACAATCTTTATCCTGTGAGGGTATCTTGGATTTCTGATATTCTCTTTCAACATAAGCCTTTTATTTAATGATGTGCGGTAGAGGCTCTCCATAAGGAGAATAATTTGCCCTTTTTACTCCGTGCGAATTCACTCGGAAGGCAGACTTCTTTTTCAAGACCGAATCCGGCTCAAGTTGTGCGTAAATAGCATTCGCTTCAGCCTTCATTTCGTATCTGTCTTCGTCTGACAGTTCGTATCCGCCTCCCGAATGAGTCCATCCGTTATCAGAATCAGAGGTGTTGTTCACTTTGCTCGGTCCGACAATAAACCATTTCAGGATATCAGCATAAGCAAGTTCGAGAGTACTATTCTCGTTATCACAGATAAGAGAATCCCTGTCAATACCTCGTTTGTACATAATACCCAAAATAGTCTGCTCCGGAACCTCGAACTTAACCCTGCTTGCAAGGTAGTCGAAAGCCGTGAAACCTTTATTCTCTGAATCCATATTCATACAGTATAGTTACGTTAATAATTAACCCTTCTTGGTAATGTCGATAATCCAACGGTAAGGAGAATCGAGCATAGCAGGAACAGAAGCGAGGAACAAGTCTGTTTTGAACTCCTGGTAGAGACCGTTCGCGGTAATCATGTTACGCAGCAAGCCAAGCTTGTTGTTGGTCTGCGCCCAAGCCACATCAATGAGCTTGTTGCCAAGGGTGTTAAAGATACGCTTGTCAAGGATCTCCTTACGCATGAAACGCAAAGGCTTGCCAGCAGGACGAAGAACAACTGTTCCGTCTGCCCAACCATGAATCTCTGTAACCGTACCGTCGAAGCGCTTATTGTGCTCAACCTCATCAACAATCTCGATAGAAGAAAGACCATTGAGGTCAACAACAGACTTCAGGAACATTGCGTTGTTTGGACCGTAGTTCTGCAAGACTGCCACAAAGTTAGCGTTCGCCCAGCTCTTGTACAACTCGGCAATCTGCTTGTTCTTCAAGAACACGTTATTGTAGTCGTTCTTGGTCATCTGCCATACGAGAGGTATGCTGCGGTACTCAATATGGCTGTTGCGCCAATCCTCCTCAAATTTACGCATCTGCTCAAGCAAGTCGCAATTTGCATTGTTCCACGCAAGCGCACCCGCCTTTTTGAAGTTCTCCTTTGGAACCCTTGCGTCATACAGCGGCTCCTGGATACCACGACCAATCTTGTCGTAGTCGATGAAACCGGTCGAACTCAACTGGGCTGACATGTAGGTCATAGTCATGTCGAGTGAGTCGTACAATACCTGTATCTTGTCGAGGTAAGCATCAACCAGGTCAGCGTCGTTGCCGAACTCGTCCTGGAGAAGCTTCATCTTGTGGTAACGCTCTGTCGCCGTCTCACGGAAACCGTCAGCAGCGAAGTCTGGGATTGAAGCGGTATACCACTCAATACCCTCGTGGTCGTTCTGATAGCCCTCGCCGAGAGGAGCACGGAGGTTCATCAAGGTTGCAGGGTTCAATGTACGTGTGCGAACCTTGAAGGTTGCATCACCATTGCTAGATGTAGGGGTGAGATCTGGATCAATGTCACCCTGTGTCAGATACCAGCCGTGGTTACAGCGTAATACGCCGTCACGATTGATGAACTTCTGAAGGTAAGTGTTGTTGCCCTTACCAGTGAAGAACTTCGCAAGCTGTTCGACACCAATATCAATTTTTGCCATAATCCTGAATCAATCTTTTTACGTTAGACAATAGGTTAAATGTGCCAGAACTCCGGGTAGAGTGACTTGTTCATCGCCTTGACAGCTGGAGGAACAGGACCCATACGGTCAAGCCACATAACGCAGTCTGGATTCAACATACAGAAGTTGTTGTTGTTGCGAGGCTGATGATACTTGTCTCCGCCGGCATTGAAATAAGGGAAATCATTGTCGTTCGGAGCGAAGCAGTTAGGGTTAGTTACCATAGGCAATACGGATTCGCCTGCACTTGCAGCCTCAACCAATACGTCACCTACCTTCAATGCGCCGAGAGTAGCGGAAAGAGTAACCTTCCAAACATCACCTGCTGTTTCGTCAGTCGTAGCCTCAACGGCAGAAACAGTCACACCCTTTGCCTTAGTCTCGAAGTCCTTCTGGCCGACCATGATGGTATCGCCAGGGAACGGAATGTGAACGAAGCCGTTACGAACAATATAGATGTCTGTGTCTGTAGCCGTAGCAGTAGCCTTTGCCACGCCGTAAGCCTTCAGAATCTTGAATGTTGCGCCAGGGCCGTCGTTGCCAGCTGTAAAACCAAGGTCGTGCTCGACCAAGTCGCCGGCATAAATCTTAGCCGGACCCTTGAATGGGTTAACGAGCTTGCCACCAATAGGCGGATGAACGAAGGCATTCTTGATAAGTGCCTCAAGACCGGCGAACACGTATCTGGTTCCACCGACCTTACCTTCTGTCTGAATGATGGTCGCACCGTGGTTCAGCATACCACGAGTACCCATCTGTTCCATGTAGGAAATAGAAGTGTTGTCCATAATCTTTTTACCTTTTTAAAATTGTTATCCTAAAATTACTTCTTGTCTCCACCGCCGAATCTCTTCTTTCGACGCTCGGCCACTTCTTCCATAAACTTGTCATCATCTGTGGACGTGCCTCCGCTAGACGTGCGACTGCCTTTTGCAGGAATACCGTTTTCACCAGTAGCTTCCTTGTACTCTGCGGTGTAGATTTTTTCAGCCTTAGAAACCAGGTCGTCGATGTCGGCATCTTCGTCCGGAATCTCCAGCTTTGCGATTGCAGCATTGAGGAAGTAGTTCTTCATTTCAAGGTTTGCCTTGTCGAACTTATCCTTCAAACCTGCCTTTACTGACTCGATGGTTGCCTTCCTTGCAGCCTTCTTGTCTCTTTCTGCGTTAGCCTTTTCGAGAGCTTCGAGTTTCTCAAGCAGCTTGGAATATTTGTCATCAGGATCGTCATCCTTGCCAGCCTCCTTACGCTTGCGCTCCTCTTCCTCTTCCTTCTTCTTGCGTTCAGCTTCCTCCTTGCTCTTCTTTACCTCGTCAGAGATATTCTTGTGCAAGTTGCCGTTGATGCGCTTCAGACGGTTTGCTAACTTGGTAACCAACTTGGAATTTGCTTCCTCGTCATCACCGAAATCTTCCAAAATATCATCAAGTTCCTCATTGATGGTCTTTTGACTAAGTTCTTTGAACTTGGTGGTGTCAACCTCCTTGTTCACTAATGTTAAGAGTTCCTCTCTTGTCATATCGGTTTTTGTTAAAATTGTTACCTTTAAAATGTTTCCTCCATCTTAAAAGTGTATAAATATATATTTCGTAACACAAAAATACGTATATTTATGCAATTTTCCAAATATTTTTTCATATTTTTGCAATATAAATTGTATTTTTATGCAAAAAGATATATTTTCAGGATTAAAATTGGATAACGGAGAGCCTATTTACACCCAAGAGTATATCCAATCATTAAGAGATACCGACAAGAAGCATCCCGACAAGCTGAAGATTATAGCTCAGCGTGGCGGTCAGGAACGTATGCTGTCTATCGACGCTGACATAAAGATAGTTGGCGGCTCGCGAGGCGGCTCCAAGTCCTTCTCGTCCCTAATGGAAGTTCTGAAGGATATCAAAAATCCAGATTTTCATGCAACAATTCTTCGTAACGAAAAAGACGACTTGCAGTCCTTGGTGACAGACTCTTACAAATTGTTCTCCCAATTTGGAACTTACAATAAGTCACAGAACGATATGACCTGGAACTTCGACAACGGAGGATGGCTCAAATTCTCATACTACGCCGGAGCATATCAGGACTTCAAGACACGATTCCAGGGTCGCCAGTACGCCTACGTCTGCATCGATGAGGGTACTCAGTGTCCATACAAGAAGTTCAAGTACCTCTTGACTAACAACCGAAATGCAGCGCATATACGAAACCGCTTCTGGATTACCTGTAACCCGGACCCGGAATCTTGGGTGAGAAAGTTCATCGACTGGTGGGTTGACGAGAACGGCTACATCATACCGGAGCGAGACGGAGTTATACGATACTGCTTCATGGATGGAGATACACCTGACTCAATCTACTGGGGTGACACAAGAGAAGAGGTGTACGAACAGTGCAAGGGCATCATCGACAGCCTCTGGAAGGACAGCTACGAGGAGCTTGGATACACGAAGCTCGAAATGTTCATCAAGTCGGCGACATTCATCCGCGCAGACGTGTCAGAGAACATTAAGCTTATCTCTACCGATGCGTCATATATCGCCAACCTTGCCCAGCAGGATGAGGAACAGCGTATGCGAGACCTGGAAGCTAACTGGAACTGGAAAGCTGCCGGAGATGACATGATCAAGATGGAAGACCTTGAGGAAATCTACGACAACGCAGAACAAATAGGAGACGGAAAACGCAGAGCCTCTGCCGATATCGCATTCACGGGCGGCGACAACTTCGTGATGTGGCTTTGGGAAGGATGGCATTGTAAAGATTTGGTTGTGCTGAGGCTGGACCCTAAGACGCTTGTTTCGGTAGTTGAGGCTAAGCTGAGAGAGTGGGGTGTCGAGGAATGTAACTTCACTTACGATATGCAGGGTATCGGTCAGTATTTCAAGGGATTCTTCAAGGATGCCGTCCCATTCAACAACCAGGCAGCACCTATTCCTCAGAATCATCAGGAAGAAGTAGGTATCAAATACCTCTACAAAGACTTGAAATCCCAGTGCGCATGGCTGTTCTACAAGATGATAAAAGAGAAACAGATTTCCATCGACTCAGCCCTGCTTGAAAGAAAGTATTCAGGAAACGGATTTGACAAGGTTCCTCTCAGACAGATTCTTCAGAAGGAGCGTAAGATGCTCAGACGTGACGAGAATAGCGATGATAGGGGATTCAAGCTATTACCTAAGAAGATTGCCAAGAAGTATGTCGGCCACTCGCCTGACTTCTTTGAGTCTTGGTTCTACGTAATGATATTCAGTTTAACAAAAAAGAAAAATAAAAAGGTAAAAGGATTATGGAGGCTATCAAGGTAAATAATGTAAGGGAGTTGCTCGTAAGGAAACCATTCTACGAGCTTACTCCTGCGGGGTACATGAAACACTCGACTATAAGCGATGTCGTTCCTGACTATTACGACGGAACGATGCCAGACGACACCATGTATCGCCGCATCAAAACGCAGGCAGACTTCTTGCGTGAGTACTATCCATCTGCACACAGAATAATGGACGAGACGGAATACCCGGACATCTGGAAGCTGAACCCTGAGAATCACAGGTGGTACTGCCAGAAGATTCAGCGCACAGCCTTTGCGTTCCAACAGCTCATCCACACAAAGCATTTGCTGCACTTGACCGGCAACGATGTTCAGTTCGAGCTTGCTGATGGTGATGACTACGAAGACGAAAAGAAGGTTGAGGAAAATCAGAAGACCCTCGATGTATTCAAGAAGGGCTGGCTTATGCACGATATGGAGATTCGCTTCTTTGAAGCTGTAAGTGCGTATCTGAAGGTTGCAGAATGTGCAATCGTCGGTTTCTTCGACGAAAAGAAGAAATTCTGCACGCGAACACTCTCTTATGATCGTGGAGATATCCTGTACCCTCATGTCGATTCGCTCACTGGCGATCTCCTGTGCTTTGCCAGGAAGTACTATGACTATGACGATGAGGGCAACGAGAAGACCGAATATGTCGAGGCTTGGGATAACCGCAAGTTCTACCGCTTCAAGAAGGCAGTCAAGTCAGGAAAGGTGAAAGAGGCAATAACGAAGATTGCAAGGATTTTCGGAATTGACGACTACACACTCATTGAAGAGAAGGATCACGGCTTCCAGTTCGTACCTGTAGCCTATGCCCGCAATGACAACGGACCTTGCTGGTTTATGGTTCAGAAGAATATCGAGGACTACGAGGAGGCATTCTCGTATCTCTGCGAGAACAATAAGGCGTACGCTTTCCCAATCCTTACGCTCACTGGCGATGGTGAGGATATCTCTATAACCGGAGACGATATGACCGGCTCTGCGAAGACCATCATGATTACCGACACTAATGGCAAGGCTGAGTTCCTGAATGGCACGGATGCCTCAGATGCCTTCGCAACACAGCTCAACAAGTCGTATGACCTAATCTACGAGCTGTCATTCACAGTGAAGCCACCTGAGCTGAAATCTGGTGACCTCCCAGGTGTAGCCATCAAGCTTCTCTATTCTCCTGCGCTGGAGGTTGCTATGAACGATGCACAGGAGTTACAGCCATTCCTGGATAAGATTCTCCGTATCTGCCAGTTCGGTATTGGTACTGATGAGAACTGCGTCGCTACAATGTCTGGGCTTCCAATCAACGCGTGGATAAGTCCGTATGTTCATAGTAACAAAACTGAACAAATTACAAATATCGCAACCGCGGTTCAGAACGGATTCCTTTCAAAGCAGACGGCTTCCGAACGCTGTCCTGACTTCCCTAAGACTGCCGAGTACGAGCGTATCATGCGTGAGAAGAAGGAGGAAGACCAGCAGGACCTCCTTATGGATATTCAGCGTGCGGATAACGAAACAGAGAATGCAATCGAGGAGCAGGAAGCTACTGCGAGGATTCAGAACGAAGGCAATGGAAACGTTCGTACTGGTAATGGCAGGAAGGCAGGAAGACCTAGTGAGGGTAAGAACACCGATAAATGGGGGAACAAGCCTCAAGAGAATAATTGGAAAAAATACAATCAAACTCATTAATAGCCTATGGATGAATTAAAACGTTCTGTCGATTACAGCAGAAAGCGTTTGCAGGCAATCCGAAACTGCGAGGACCATGTTGCAGATATTCTCTGGAAATCAACACAGAAGATAGTTACCGCAAGCAAGCGATACAGAGGTGCGGGTAGGCTCACAAACGAGTCAGCCCTGCTCTCTTATGCCAAGAATGTTACTGCTGAGGCAGAGGAGAGTATCAACAGCTACATCTCTGCTTATTCTAAGGCTTCATGCAAGATTCTCGGGATTGACAGCGAGAACATAGAATCATTTCTCGTCAGCGACATCTACGGAAAGACGACATCCGAAAGAAACGCCGTCTATCTCGGAAACTTTGCTGAAGATATTGTAAGGATGATCAAGGCAGGAACCTTGATGGGATATTCAGACCAGCAGCTCCTGTCTTCCATCCGCACAGGCTATAAAGACCCATATCACACATCAGTCATCACCAAGGCGAAGAGAAAGGATATCAACATCGATGTTCCTTCTTACGGAAAAGGATATTACAGAAATGCCTATCAGAATATCGTAAGAAATGCTTCTCAGGTGATTGCTTTGGCGTGGGGACAGGCAGAGCAGGAGTATGGGCAGGAGAGTGGAGCTATCGGATACTTCGTTCACAGAGGCAGTAGCTACAACTGTCCGGTGTGTGATGACCTATGTGGGTATGTACATCCATTAGATACAATGGTAATCCCGGCGCATCCCAACTGCGCTTGCCGTGTTGAGCTAGTTTTTCGGAGGAAATAATGAAAATACTGTATAAATATGCGGTAAAATGCATAAATATGCAGTATTTTTCGTATATTTGCATTGGGATAGGTTGGAGTAGCTACCAACTGATAAGGCTAACTCAGTGGGCCTTCCCATTCTTTTAATCACTGAGGTAACTTTTAAATTCACTGAGGATGGATAACAGTATTGAAATTTGGAAAGACATTGAAGGATACGAAGGTATGTATCAGGTTAGCAACATGGGAAGAGTTCGCTCTTTAGACAGAGTGAAGCCGAACTCTGGAGGACAAATCGCAAAAGGACACATTCTGCCACATAGCGATAATGGGCATGGATATCAATTTGTCTCACTTTGGAAATTCAATAAAGGAAGACGATTTTATGTCCATCGACTTGTTGCATCTGCATTCGTCCCAAATCCAAAAAACTTTCCGATTATTAATCACAAGGATGAAGATAAGTCTAATAACAGGTACGATAACTTAGAGTGGTGTACACAGAAGTATAATATTAATTACGGTAATCACATGAAGCGCCTAAAAGAGTCATATATTGCAAATGGAAACAATAGGCCTATTGACGTTTATGATATGAAAGGTACATTCCTAAAGACTTTCGATTGTAGCAACGAGGCTTGCATAGAGCTAAACGTTAACAGGAGGGCTTTGTATAGCGTTTGCCAGGGTGTCGTAAAGAGTTGCAAGGGATACAGATTCGCGTTCCACGGAGAAGAATTGAAACCGTACGAACAAAAGAGCAAGAATCATCATGTATCCGTGTTTCAATATGACAGTGAAGGCTATCTTTCGGCATGTTATGACAGTATGAGAGAAGCTGAAAGAAAAAAACAATCTCCATCGCGGCTTTCTGCGTATGAACAATATTAGGCACAATGGGAACATCGTAAAGGATGGCTATAGATATATCATTGTATAAGTTTTCACGCATAAAAAGAAATGATATGATAAATTCAGAATTAAATTTCACTTTAGAAGAAATTCTTCCGAAGTTTCCTAAAGAATTCCAGGAGAAGACAAAGCACTCTGTAGAGCTGCTGAGAAAGGCGGAGAAGCTTGCACTGGCATACTCACCTAACGAAGGCTTCTATCTATCGTTCAGCTCAGGCAAGGATAGTCAGTGTCTTTATCACATTGCCAAGATTGCAGGCGTGAAGTTCAAGACTCACATGGGGCTTACGTCCGTCGATCCACCAGAAGTAATCAAGTTCTGCCGCAAGCACTATCCGGACGTAGATATGATAAAGCCGAAAATCAGCATCTATAACCAGGCCCGTAAGGAAGGCATGCTCCCGACAAGACTGATACGATGGTGCTGCCGAGTCTATAAAGAGGGCATCGGTGCAGGTAATGTTGTTCTCATCGGAATCCGTCACGCAGAAAGCAGACAGCGTTCGAGTAGGAGTGAGGTCGAGATTACCAACCATAAGTACAGCGGCTCTCTTGAAGGTCTTGACGAGTTCCGTAATAAAAGGAACGGTCAGAAGCGTGGCCGTCCAACCCGGTGGGGCATCCACGAGATTAACATCACCAATGCCAGTGATGAGCGTACCATCGGCTGTATCCGAGGCTACGAATCGCTCCTCATCTCTCCAATCATAGAGTGGACAGATGATGATGTATGGCTATTCTTGAACACACTCGGTATTAAGCATTGCAAGCTGTACGACGAGGGCTACTATAGGATTGGCTGCCTGTGCTGCCCTATGCACAACTATAAGCAGAAACTCGCCGACTGCAAACGCTATCCGCATATCTATAATAGTTGGATTAAGGCCATCAAGGATATCCAGGCTAGCGGAAGGATGATAGACGAAGGATTGTCGCCGAAAGAAGTGTTCGACTATTGGATATACGGCAAGTCTATCAATGTATGGAGAGAACACCGCAGGCAGCAAACGTTGAACTTTTAAATATCAAGATTATGATTGAAGAAACAAAAGGATACACATTATCCGTCGATACATACAAGAAGGCGAAGGCTCTTAAAATGAAAGACCCTCGCTATTACATCTACGCAAGCCTACGCGGTTCTGGAATGTCTATGCGTGACAGTTGGGCTATTGCCTTTCAAGGCTATGGATTCAACTGGCCAAAAGGAGAGCTTGAACGAGAAATGAACATACTCGAATCGCAAGAGTCTGTTCAGAAGAGAATCGCAGAGGTGCAGGGCAAGAAAATTGAAAATGAGCATAGTGAGGACCTGTCTCCTGAACAGCTTGCAAAGGCTACGTCAAAGGAACAGATTCTCAAAGACCTCGTTATCGCTCGCTCGAAGCTCAAGAGTTCGTCTTGCAAAGAATGGGCTGACTACACAAAGATGATTGGGGACTTTGCTAAGATTAAGCAGGATGAGCTTCAGACGGAAGATACGACTTGTCATTTTTACCTCCCAATAAATTATCCAACCGGTAAGAATGACTGCTTGTTGTTTAAAAATGGACTCTGTAAGGGTGGAAAATAGTTAAATTCGTGTTAAAATCCGCTTTCTTGACAAGAGATTGTGGATTTTTTTCGTACTTTTGTAGTGCTTCATAATAATGACATCAAGTCGTTCCGTAGGGCATCGGTCATTGCCCATATTTAAATGTGGGCATTTTTATATTCCCACAACACATTTTAGACGAACGTTTACCGGATAGCCAGAAATGGCTTTCGATTAAATATATGATATTGGCGGTCTCTATATTTGCGTACAATTAAATCAACTGCGGGATGCAGTCATTATTGTGAAGCAGCGCAAATGGGAGACCGCTTTCTTTGCATAAAGTTCTCCCATGTAATTTAATGCTTCACAATAATGAATGATTTAAATGTTGTATCCCAGAAACTGGGAGAAAGTATGTCGTCACTTGAAATTGCAGAAGTGACAGGTAAAGAACACAAGAATGTTATGCGTGACATTCAGACTCTTTTGAGCCAGGGAGTAGATAAGCTCAACTTTGAGCGTATCTCTTACAAAGACTCAATGAATAGAGTTAGAGATGCATATCAGCTCACCTACAAGGGTGTCCTTATTCTTGCTTCTGGATACAATCCAGTTTTAAGAGAGAAGATTATCAATAGATGGGAAGAGTTGGAGACCGGCAAAGCAGAACCTAAGTTCTCTCAGCAGCCACAATCTCAGCCAAAGCTCTCTGACAAGATTCAGGCAGCCAAGTTCCTCGCAAAATTCCTCAACCTCAACGACGCATCCAAGCTTCAGATTGCAAAGACAATCGCCGACCCTCTCGGATTGCCTACACCGGACTACGTGATGGACGAGAAGACAGTCCACGCAGCGAAGGACCTGCTCGCAACCCACAAGGTCAAGATGTCGTCGGCTGAGTTCAACAAGATTCTCGTATCAAAGGGAATTGTGGAGAGAATGACACGTCCGGGCAAGGGCGGCAAGACCCATTCCTGGGTAGTCATTCCAGAGAAGTACGAGAAGTTTGGTCAGAACGCCCGTAATCCTCACGCACAGAACCAGACACAGGCACTCTGGTACGACAACAAGTTCTCTGAACTCTTAGCTCTTGCGGGAATCCAGGAGGGAAAGGAGGAGACCCATGACTAATCCAGCTATCGACTCAATCCTTCAGAAGATGGACGAACTTCAGAAGGAGTTCTTTAAGGCACAGGGTCAGGTAATGAACAAGGATACGTCTGGGAAGATAGACGATCCTATTCTATACCCCAGCATCGGCAGTAAGTTCTGCAAGGGCTACGAGATGATGGCTGATGCCGTCGGTCTCCTTGCCCTGAACGACATAAAGAGTAAAACCCGCATGTTCTAACGTTAAATTCGTGTTAAAGTATTTTTCTTTTACTTTAATCTCAACAAAAGCAAGTACCTTTGCAAGCGATTATGTGTTTCTCGGATTCTTATCTGTGAATCATAATTCTAAAATTGGTTTAAAAGGGATGGTATCTTTACGGATGCCATCCCTCAATTTTTATACCCCAAAAAAACTCAGGCAGGATATTTGTCTCCAGTAATGGACTCAAGCGCAATTCTGACCTGATCATTAAGAATAGAATCGTTAAATGTAGGAAGAGTAGCGTATGGTGGCAGTTTCTTTGTCTCTGCGGCCTCCAAAATAAACCGGAGTGCCTGTACTAAAGAAGTGTGGTCCTGAACGACCTCAAGCAATTTATCACTCACCATTGCCTCCTTCCTTCTTAATCTGTTCTGCCATACCAAGGAGAGTTTCAGTGTGCTTGTCGCGATCAATAACCTCCTGCACGGCCTCATCACTCTCCTTGCGAAGCTGCTCTTCTGTCTTACCCTTGTCGGCAGCAGCGTTTCTTCTTGCTGCCTCACGAGCAATGTATTCGTCACGGAGCTTCAACTTACCTGCCGTGTATTCTGCATCGCCGGGCAACGATGCATCCGCATACATAAGCTGGGCAAATGCCTCGATAATGTTTTCTTCAGTCTTGGAGAACTCATAGTGATCTCCTACGAAAGCATAAACACATTCATCGAGTGCAGCGTACATGGATGTGCCGACAGAGAATTCAACTCCCCACGTACCAACGATGTCAGAAATCTTAATGAAAGGCAGCGAGCCTCTCTGTAAATGCTTCTTGATCTCAGCAGGAATATCCTCTCTGAGTGAAGCAACTTCTTTCTTCGACAAACTCTTACTGAATTTCAGCACAGAGAAATGTCTTGTCTTGATAGTCTTTCCAAATGGTAATGCCATGATAACAATATTTTAAAGTTCAACTTTTATTTCCTTATACTCGAAATCTGTGCAAGATGGATTCTCTTCTGAAGCAAACTTCTTCTCGGTAGGATGGCAACACTTGCCATCCTTAAAGAAGAAACAATCCTTGCAAGTGTAATCAGTCTGTCCCATGCTCCTTGCGTTTTTGATATTCCATCAATGTCAAGATACAATAGTTAGCGCAGTCAAGAAGAGCATCTTCCAATGGCTCATTAGCAACTTGCGCCTCATTGTCCTTCAATGTCTTGATGCGATTCACTTTCTCTCGTATCTTTCCGTAGCCGTAGTTGATACCAAGCTCATCATACATTTCGGAAAAAGCATTCCCGTAATCGTGATTTTTACGCTTATAGGTATCGCTCATCTTGTCGGTGATAGCTTTGAAGCGGTCAGCATCTGTCCTTTCGTTTTATTTTCCCATAACAATACTGTTAAACGGCAACTCGCTCCAATTAAGATTATTGCCGATGATACAATTCTTCCATTCATCCATCAACTTTTCTGCATATTCGGGATATAAACCATTCTCCTGCAAAATATCTAAATCTACGCGTACACTAGTAATGTCACGAATGTCACAATAAACACGGTCATCTTTAACAGACTTTACACGAAAAACATCTGTAGGTTCAAACAGTGACATACAGCCCTTGTATTGACATAATATAAAAATCCTCTTCTGGTGCGTTCTATACTCTCGCACGGAAGTAAAAACTCCAGCCCAACCTTTTTAATATCTTCTTTCTTAATCATAAGCTATTTATTCTTTGTTATTCATCATCATACGAAAAGCTCTGTCGCCCATAAGAACTTGTTGGTTATGAAAAAGGACAATACAGAAATTGCCATGTTCTTTTGTGTGAACCGTATGCAATCCACAATCCTTAATAAAACCATCATCACCAATGCAAGAATCTAACAACTCGCGAATTGCGCTATTGTAGCTTGGTTGAACTATAATAACGCCACCCGTTTCTCGAAGTTCTTCAAGCTTCTTCCACTGAGCTTCGATATTTCCATCTCCGTAGAACAAATAGTAACCATAAGGTTCAACAATTTCTCTATCAATGCACATTACGTTAGGAATCTCAATTACTATAATCGGTTTCATAAGCTATTTCTCCTTATCTTTAATTTCAACAAAATCACCAATACCCAAACGAGCCTTGTTGATGCAAGATGCAATCCAACCCATCAAGTAGGCAGAAGGCTCGCCGCCGTGTTCCAAGTCAGTATATTCCTCGATAGCATCGCAGACGTGAGAAGCTTCATGGCAGCAATAGTTCATCGACATGACCTTCTGACACGGAAACGATACAAGAACGCCGCGCCTTCTGTCGCTCTTTCTGACAGCATCGGAATACGTAACGCCGCCGTAATCAATATCGGGAGCCTTGCACTTGTCAAAACAGGAATCTATCAGCTCTTTCAAGTCTTTACCGATGTGTACCCAAAGTTTCAAAGGGTAGATTCCGTTTTCATATTCATAATATCCTTTCTTCTTCATATTCTCAACTATTTTTGTTTTGACACAATCTCGATAGCAGACAATAATGTCTTCTCGCTGATACCTTTTTCACTACCAACACCATCTTTCTCTATTCTTTCAAGAGAATTCTCAATAGAGCAAAAATCATCCTGAGAATTACTTATAAAGCTATCAAGTTCTTCGCTTACACTACTAATACCCTCGTTGGCTTTTTCAATAATAGCTTCAAGACGGTCGAAACGCTTGTTTATGCTATCCTTCAACCTTTCTTCGTGCTCTATAATAGTTGCAGAGTTTGAGATTTTAAAGTGTTCCCAGTAATTTTCTACGCATGCGTAATAATCACCTTTTTCTTCGCTGTGTTTTTTGCCAGCTACGACTCTTAACGCAACGAAAATTTCTCCATCCATTACCGCATACAGTCCTTCTCCAAATGGATATAGTTCGGCTTTTTCTGCATCCTCCCTAGTTTCGTTTTCTTTGTATGCGACCTTTCCTAAAACGCTAACTCTAATTTCCATATCTCAACTATTTATAATGTAATCTACCAATATGCCACTTTGAGCAAACCTTGCATAAGTAAGGATGCCAACCAAGTACCTTTAACTTCGGATTTTGATTCAGAAACTCCCAAGCATCATCCTCAGTCTCGTATGCAACCTTCGCCTTCCAGGAATGAACCTTCTTAGTCCAATGTTCTGGGTCTGGTTTGAACGGAGGCACTTTATTAGGATTGTGATGTCTTCTCATATCTTGCCCCAGATATATCCATTTTTGTCCTCGTACTCCTCAAACTTTTTGCGTATCTGTTCAAACCAGAATACTTGAAAATCGCCATCGGAAGCCTTCCACATCTTCTTCAGCCATTCATAATTAAGGCGTTCAATGGTTTTCCTAATTCTGTCGCCGTAGAGAATTTCGAGCATCATCTTGTCAAAACCACCTTCCAGTTCGAAGCTCACGTCAAGCGTTATGCTGTGATTCTTGTATCGGCAAGACGACATCTTGATACCAGACTCGAACGATTTGCACACAACATTACGAATATTGCCGCGTATTCTTTCACCATCCAAGACGGCATCTGGTATGCAATATATAATTTCTTTGTCCATAAGCTATAAACATTTAAATGAAACACTGTTCAACGTCCTATTCACCGCAATCTCCCTCTCGTTGCACATGGTCCTCATGCACTCCAGGGCATCCTCGCGGATAGCAATCATAATCTCCTGCATTGAAGCTGTGGCAGGAACCACATTCTTCTCGGTCTTGAGATCCGTGATACCGGAGATAATTCCCTTGATATATTCCTTGTCTATCATAGAAATCAATTTTAATGGTGGCCAGAAGCCGACCGTGGAAGGGACTCGAACCTCCTGTCTGCCCGGACTTATATCCGAAGATACGTCCCACCGCCTTGCACAAAGACCACCAGTGTTATTTTAATCATCAGGCTGAATGAATCCGTCTGAATGTTCCTCTTCACTCCTCATTTCAGAGATGAGTATCTGGTTCTTGAAGTCAGGCTCAGTAACACCGAACACCTTATAGACGATTCCCTGCTTGGCCTTCTTCTTCTCAAATCCCAGGGTTGCTCCCCACATGACCCTTCCGAATTTCTGTACCGTAGGAATATCCTCATCAGAGAGGTCGTTGTCCTTACAGAACCTCACGAAGTTATCGTAGAGCTTCTGTGCTCCGAGCCAAAGGAAAATCTCACCCTTCGCAGCAGCATAAGACCTCATTCCGTAAGCACGAACCCATGCTACGACAGGCTGGCTTCCGAGGAGAGATATGAGGAGCTGCCTCTTGCTTCCCTCTGCCGCAGGGAACATGTACTTCCTCTTCCTGAGTTCCTGCGCTCCCCTGTAAACCCAGTTGAACACGCCACTCAGTTCCTCCTTGATAATCTTCATCGCCAGGTCCGGGTCCTGCCTTTCCTTCGGAATGGTGACATCGAAGCTCACGTATTGTAATCTTCTCACGAAACCGAGTGAAGCATCATCGGAGAGAGGAAGGTCGTTGAGGTTGAAGATGAGGTAAGGAATAGAGTTGATGTCCGACACATTCTTCTGTAATCCTCTCACGGGAACAGGCTCACCGCTCACAAGCCTCTTGAACATACCGGTATTCTTCCTTCCGAACTTCTTCGGGTCGGAATCAGACGACCAGTTGAAGATGGCATTCCTTATAGGATACCTTCCCCTCATTCCCTCGTCGCCGTCAGCAGTAAGCTCGGCATAATCCATCTTGCTGATTTTCTCGGGACCGAACAGGTTACATGCAACATCGAACACGACACTCTTACCGTTTGCTCCGCTTCCTATGAGAAGGAGGCAAAGCTCTATCTTGGAGTAGTGGGCATCATTATTGTAGTTGTATGCAGCACCTCTCTGGGTAAGACCGAGGCCGAGGAACATCTGGAGTATAGTCCTTGACGTCTTGTCAGGAAGAACCTCATGCAGGAAGTTCATCCATCTGTTGCACTTGGCATTCGGATTGAAATCATAAGGGTGGTAGTATGTCACATGATACTCCGGAGAGAAAGGCATGACAACAGGTTTTGCATTTCCGCCTATACCGAAATCGACGACACCGTTGTTGAATGCTACAATATCGAAGGTAGGTCTCAGAATGTTGAAACTCTGGATGACCTTCATAAAACAGTCGTTCCTTATATTCGCCTGGAATGCAACAGGAGCAATGTACAAATCCGAAAGCAACATCTGGTAAGCCTGTTCAAGAACAATGCTGGGAACAGGTTCGTATATCCTTCCGTTGAACATATAATAATGACCGTCCTTCTCGTAGTACTTTACAGGAGTGTCCCTTGCAAGACTCCTGATGGATCTGCTGAAATCTATCTTGAGACCATTGTATTTCTCTGAATTAGTCCTTCCCCAGTCACATCTGAACCTGTCAAAGCCGTACTTGGGAGACCTTGATAATTCGATCAACTGACCATGCAAAGTATCTATCGCCAAACCATTTTCCATATATATGTATCTAAATGTTCATTTTTTAAAGCTTTCGGTTGCGGATAAACCCCGATAAACACTGGGATTTGCGCAATAAACGTATATCTCGAAACGCCCTAACAATACAGGACATTATCAAGATTGATATTACAAATATAGTAAAAATATCAGTATAAATATGCACAAACCTTTGTACATAGGGTATTTTTATACATTATTAACGTGCTACTAAATTCAGGATAGGTATGCACCTTTTTTGATGCTAAGACAATAATATCAAAATTTAAACGTTATATTAAAAACAGACAGGAAAAAGAGATTGAATAAATATTCATTCTTTGAGTGAAGTAAGTTTATTTTACAAAAGAAGAAAAAATCGGAAGAAAAAAATTTTAGATGAGGTGACTACCGCCCGCGTCTGGCTGCCACAAAGGGGGTATCCCCGTCTATTATCTCATTTCTTTACAAATTATGTTAGTTTACACTATATAAACTACCAAATTTTTCGCTTTTTTTGACAATTTAAAATTGTTGGTTTATATTGTTTATAAATTCTTGTAACCAATTGATTATTAGATAGTTACACCAAATTTTAATTCTATCTTTTCGTATTTTATTTCATATCATATTATCCAAATATAAACCAACCTAAAAACCTATAGTGTATTTTTACACTTACTAACTATCTGAATACCAGCGAGTTATCAAATTTTCGCTTTTTCTAGATTTTACCCCTATTTTGTCGTACATTATTACTTTTTATTCCAAAATAGAACACTTTAAAGGTAATTTAGAACACTATAAACAGTATATTCTTGCATAAAAGCGAATATATATTCATTTAAGATATTGCCTAATTGTGATTTAATAGGAAAAATAGCACATTTTAGTAGCAAAATAGAACACTCTTAAAAATCAAACTGGGAGAGATAGCAACTTATAAATACGCAAGAAATATTCATTTTGTTATTTGCTTATCTGAATAGACAATAAAAGACGTATTTAGAGGCTTTAGAGGCTTTATTTTATCGTACCTTATAGTTTGTATCTTTGCGCAAATAAAACGCTTTAGAGTGGCTTTGGAAGCCGTTTTTTCGGTGTGTTTTAAGAGTAACACAACAAACCGCCTAAATATCTATATATCAACGCTTTATTCAAAAGTTAAAAATATATAAACCAACAAAGATTTTCCATTTTTTTGACAAATATATAAGATAAAATGCGTACCTTTGCACCAGCTATTGAAAGATAGCCTTAAACTACATATAGGGGTATATGTAGCCGTGTGAGTCGGCGTGACATTTTGAAACAATTCATATTTTAACTTAAAGCCGTTTTGTCGTGGCGGGTTTATAATAGACACGACTGGAGAATATGAAGACAAACGAGCAAATAGAAAGTGTTATTATCTCAAAGTTCGCAAATGATGTTTTAGGTGTGTCTGCAATCAAAGAAGAACACATAAACAACCAGTTAGCCGTTTTAGATAGCGAGCTCGCAAAAGCAGCGGCAAAGAAAGCAGCAGCGGCAGCAGCCTACAAAACGGCAGAAAACGAATACCTTTTGCAAACTAACTTAGGAGATATACAGACAAACATATTGCAAAGGGCTATCAAAGAGTTCGCAATACTCAAAGAAGATATTGATTTTCTGGTATGGATAGCAAACAATCACAAATTGCAATTTGTTTCTGATATTTGCACCGACACAACAACCCGCTTAATGAGTTTTTTGAACAATATGTACATTTCTTATGTGAGCGGGAAAAATGCTGCAAAGAAAGCAGCAAGCGAGAAGAAAGCAGCGAAAGCAGCAGCGAAAGCGAGATTGGAGAACGCTGATACAAGCGTATTGTCCGATATTGAATTTGAAAAAATGGTTGCAAAAATGCGAGAAGACCGTGAAAAAGCAAAGAAAGCAGCAACAAAGTAATTTATAATAAGGTAGTGGATTTTTCCACTACCTTATTTTTTCGTACCTATATTCTAGAAAGATTTTTCTAGAATATTTTTTTTGAGTTTTATTTTCAGAATTGTTTCAATAATATTTTATCCCTGGATAATTTTTCAGTACCTCATCGTGGTTTGCAGGGTGGCAACGACCTAGAATTTTCTAGGCGGCAGTAATCTGAAAACGTAACTTGTCAGCTAGATTTCTAAGCGAGAAATTTAGCGAAACATACGAAATATTTTTTAGGCGGCACAACTGGGGCGGTCATCCTCAGACGTACCAACTATCGGCGGCGAGCGGTGTCTATCCGTGGATACGTGAAACAGAATACAAGAGACTGAGATTTTCTGTGGAGCGGACCACGGATAGACACAGGGAGCACAGGCACAGGAGCGAGACGGTCAAACGACCTTGCGAGGATTGAAGGCTAACCGACGGAAAGGGTACGAATGAAGACAGAACGAAAGTTGTGCGATACGGGCGCAGTGTGATAATAAGGCGTACCGGGAGAAACTATGAGAAATCATAATTCATATTCTATATCCGTTGGCACGGATTAAGGGATACGAGATATCCAAAAAGCTACGTGTTGGATGGCACGTGTAGTGGTTCACGTTGCAGAGATATTCTGCACATCATATTCGCCCAGAACTTTTTAAGTGTGGGTTGGCGAGTATAAAACACACTTTCTGAAAGCGGTTTACCTGTATCCGTGTAGCCTGTGAAAAGGCTTGCAGAAAAACAGAGCGACATCATGTGAATGACGTAGCGGGAGGTGTAATATCCGGATGTTAGGAAAAGACAATACAGAGGAAAAAGGCACGGATATTACTTCCTATGGCTAAATAAAATCGGGGCGGAGAGAAATCTCCGTTCTACAATTATCAACCATTTAAAAATTAGAATCATGAAACAGAGAATCAAGGAATTTTGCGATGAGTACATGTGGTTTATCCTTCCAGCTTGCAGCAGTCTAGCTATGATGCTGGGTGTTGTTATTGAGAAGCATTTTCCACTGAGTGAAATACTGAGTAAAATTCTGTAGCCTAATCTCCCTACATTTGCAGGGAACTACAAACCAACAAATTTAGAATTATGATACAGAATTTTGAATGCATAGGAAAGAGAATGATGGAGAGAATTATTGCAGACAGACAGACCATATACAATCGTGTAGAGTTTATCTCTTGGCGCAATAATACTCTAGCTCTGTTTCTAGCCTAAAATCTGTAGCCAGTACGATAATTGTCGTGTGTGGCTACGGAACAATTACCAATAAAATTAGGATTATGAAAGCAAGACAGATTATTTATTCAAGTACGATAATTGTGCTTGGATTTGTTCAGAGCGTTCCTGCTCTGTTGTGTTTAGCAAGTACGAATATTATCGTAATTGTGCTTGGAATATTCTATAGCATTCTGCTTGGAATATTCTGGAGTAGTACGATAATTGGCAGGTGGTATTTCCGTGAGCTGTGGAGATCTACGCTCCGCTTGGAAAATCTCATGCTTGGAAATATAGGATGAGATTGGAAAGTACGATAATTGTGCTTGGAAACATTTAGCTAAATTCTGCTTGGAGAAATCCAGGCAGTACGATAATATAACCAGTTAAACAAAAGAATTATGTTCAAGACAATAACAAAAGAGTTAAGCAAAAATGAGGTAATTGACCTCTTGCGTGGAATGGATGCACAGGAAGTTGAGGACAATTTTTCTGTACGCCGTGTTCTGGTTGATACACAGGCGTGCGATGTATTTGGCGGAGATCCTGAGGATTCTTATCCTCTCATCCCTGGTACGTACATGGCATTTTATTATAAGAGTCTTGTCGGAAGCTCGTATCCGTTTTTTGAGAAGGTATGCGCAAATCTTATAGAAGATGAGGAGAAATGCCAGACGTTAATGAACGAAGACGGCTGTATCCTTATTTTCATGCTCAACAAGTACGAGTAGCCAAAAATGTGCTCAGGCATTTTCCTGGGCATACTATGTAAAACCATTAAACAAATTGAATTATGTTAGACAAGAAATCAGAAAGAAACTTTGAACGTGCGCTCCTACACGAGATGGAGAAGATTAAAAAAGCTGCACGCCAGTGGCACAATAACAATACCAGAGGCTACAGAGATTATCGTAGCAAGGAGGTTATCTCAAAGAGTTTCTCCGAGATAGCAGTATTGTGCACAAGCTAAAATGTGCGTGGCGATTGTCACGCATACTATTCACCAAAAATTATAGATTATGATACAGGAAGAATACAAGAAGAATGAAGAGTACGTTAACTCTACGATTTTGCCTAAGTTGCAGGAGATTCAGAGAAACTTACTGAAAACTCCTTCGAAACTCAGTATTGATGTTAGTGCTCGTAACGATGGAAATGGGTATGTTTCTTCTTTCGTTTGCGTCAGGAACGACAACGGAAACATTATAGACTCTTGTTTTGCACATTTTCTATGCGTAGACAGCAAAGAGGAGATTGATGAGATATACAACGAGTTTGTCGAGTTCATCAAGAAGTACTCAGCCTGAATTTGAGGGAGTTTCATCTCCCTCTACTACAAACCAAAATATTATTAGATTATGAAAAGAAGTATTATTGAATTATTGGGAGTATTAGCAATAGCTATGACACTCGTAGGTTGCGGGGTGTACGCACAACGCATGGAAGATGACAAAGCGCAGCTAAAAGAAGATGTGCGTCGATTGATGGACACAATCGACGACGAAGGAGATACAGATAAATATCTGTGTGGTCCTGACTATGTAGAGCGTCTATGGAAATGGTCACACAACCAGTAAGCCAGAACTGGGCAGTACGATAATGTGCTGCCTACTATTAACCAAATCAACTTTAGAATTATGACAGACGGAGACAGAAGGTTCCTTGCCAGACTCGTAGCGAGCCACAAGGCAGTTATCAGCGAGGAATGCACACGAAAGAAGCTCGACAAGAGCGAGTATTTCAGACGTGCGGCAAAGGCTGACAGGAAAGCTCAGAGCATAGAGTTTTCCCGTCGCCCTCGCAGGTTTTAGCCAAAACATTCTGTGCGGTCTATCTGCACAGAAACCATGTTAAACCATAAAAATGTAGAATTATGAACGAAAGACAGAAGATTGCAGCTGTCAGAAGAAGAGCTGCCGAGAGGGACGAACAGAATATGAAATGGTATTCATATATCTTGGATTCTATCCACTCTGACGACGTAGATGTTAGCGTTATGAGCGACAAAATGAAAATCGAGTTTGCATTCAAGATGTTCCACGAGGAGATGGTAAAGAATAACAATCGTAGAATGTCGATTTTGGGGCTGCTTACGGACTGGCTCCAAGGGTTGTGTAGTACCGTGAACATTGCGTTTACAGATTATGACATCATGCAAATTGGAAAGATGTGGAAAAGCGATGATCCATGTTTTGTGGAAGACTGGTTCGAGAATATAGCAAAGAAGATGATTGAACTCGCCGATATCCTTGGAGTAAACACAGACAAGTATTTCTACTATTAAGCCAAAAATCCTGCGTGGAGACACGTAGGAGCTATTAACCAAAATTAAACGAATATGAGAAAAAGAAACTACAAGACCATACGTGGTCTGATGAGACAGAAGTATCATGGATTTCTGTCTGTTGCAGATGTTGTTAGTGGGGATTATTACCACAAAAACGGATGGTATCAGCCGTTCGCTTTAACAGATGAAGCGTTGAGAGAGTTTACAGATGGTATCTGTGGCGCTCTTAATATGAAAGACAAGGATAGCATTTTTGACAACATAAGATTTGACAGAGTTAAGAATTGCGGTATCCTGGAAAGAATTGGTGTTGAGTACTTACGCAGTGGTAAGTTGAACTACACATACATGGCTGGTCAGGACTATCCGTCGGAAGCTCGTTTTGTAAGAAAACTCCTGAGATGCAAGTAAGCCTAAAAAGGTGCGTCCATGTATGAGCGTGCCTTCTATTTGTTTAACCAGATAAATTATTTGAATTATGGCAAGAAAAGGCAAGACACTGGCGCAGTAGTGCAAGTTCTACAACTGCGAGAATTTCGTTGCAGATGTAATGTTGTATCATTACTACTGCGGAAACAAGAAAGGTATGGTAGAGGACTATAAGGAACTCAACAAGGAGGCAAGACAGATTGCCGTTCAGCAGATTTTTGAGTTAATCGACCAGCCATCTGTTCTACAGGACATTATTACACGTCTTATGTTCGATTAGCCAAACCAATCCTCACTCCCACGGGTGGGGATTTCTATTAACCAAAGATTACAGAATTATGAGTGAATTAGAGAAAATCCTGAATGACGATTTGCTGAAGTGCGAAATTGTAAATTCAGCAGAGAACGAGGTAAGGCGTGTTGATCTCATCAAATGGACGCACGACAACACTTTTTCCATTGCAGAAGTACGCAAGGATACAGGCAAGCTTGAAATATCAGACGTTCCTGAAACAGACGAGCTTGAAGTGTACAAGTATTTCTACAGAAATTATGGCGACATTATCTTGTTTGGCTAAAACTCCCCACGATAATGTGGGGAACCATTATGAACCATTAAACAGATGAATTATGGAAAAGAATATTGTGGAAGTTGTTATGAACAACAAGGGTGAAGTTATCGAGAAAGTAGCCGATTATATCGGTGTGGCAAGTTTTGCCAAGACTATCGAGAATCTATATCGTGAGTGTCTGGAGAAATTCGACAACGCAGAAGACATGGAAGAATACATTGCAGACTGTTGCGGAAAAACCATTCAGAACCTTGCTTGGGATTTTACTCTTGAAGCGAACAGAGAGATGAAGAAATATCTCCATCTTCCTGACCAGCACATGAATGGTAATTTTGCCGATTTGTCCATGGACTACCCTAAGCATAGAACAGGTACTTTTTGGGTATCTGAGTACGACGGACCTGTTGCAGAGTATTTTAACCTGTATCCTCAGATGGTAGCCAGACTTGATGCAGCAGAAGACAGCGAGCAGGCGAACAAGGACAGAGAGTATCTCGAAGAATGGTATTTCGAAGCATTCGGTACGTACAACATCCAGTACAATTTCTCCAATGAGCTTGAAGAGATTCACTCAATGATGGAGGAAGATTACGTGGAAGCCTAACAATATCCCCTATCATGGGGATATTCAATGTTAAACCATTTAAATGATATTAGATATGAGTTACGAATTTGCAAAGAAGGAAATCGGTGATTACAGAATCACCATTTACCAGGATGAGGATGCCGAATGCCCTTGCACTGCATGGGATTTGGCAGGAGTTTACTTCTGGGACTATTCCGACTACGGATACAATAGAGGTCTGTCTCGTGGTTGCAGCAGCGAAGTTGACGCTAAAAATGCAGAGGATGCTTTGAAAGAGCTTGTCTGCAAATATGTGTCACAAAAGAAGATTATCGACTACATCAATAGCGAAAATGTCGATAGCTTCCGTATGCGCTACGACAAGAATGATCACATGTGGTATCTTGAAAACCTGTACGACGGATTGTGGTACAACCACGAAGAGTTCTGTCCGAGCGACTTGAAGAGATTCGACTATAGAGAGGAGCTTTGTGATATCCTCGAAGAAGACGATTTCACGTATCTTCTGCATGACTGCAAGGATATAGCATTCTACGAGTGGTCTTCCAGTGGATACTGCCAGGGAGACTATGTTAGAGGATATGCCTACTGCGACAAGGAACGCTTCGAAAAGATGGTAGACACGAATACCAAAAACTGGAGAAAGCGAGCCTTGGACTTATTCGAGGGAGAGGTCAATACTATCGGTATGTGGATATGGGGAGATGTTAAGGGATACGTCCTTGAAAAGAAACGTCCGTTCACTAAATTGTACGACGACGGAGATACTTCTGACTCCTACGACTGGGAGGAGATTGATTCATGCTGGGGAGAGTACTACGAAGATGCTGATGACCTCATCGAAGATGTTATCAAGGAATACGGCTTACAGCCGAAAGATGCAGCCTAACCAAGGGGAGCTTGCACGCTCCTCTTCTACAAACCAAATTATAGAAATTATGAAGGACAATAAGTATTTCTGCTACACCATCGACAATAGCGGTGAGCGTGGCTATCAGAGAATTGACAAAGAGTATGCAATTCAACTGAACAACATGGGTCGGTGGCTTTACAAATTACCCTTTAAGGTCGTGAACTCCCTCACGAAAGCTTTAAGATGGAAATATCATCTTCGCGATTAGCCCAAATGCCTGTTTCATGCAGGCTAGAGGAGAAAGGTATCGAGGATAGTCCTGAGGAGTTCTCATATTACATGAGAGAAGTAGCCTAAAAACGGAGGGAGCAATCCCTCTGACATTATTAACCAATAAATTATTAAGAATATGGCATTACAATGGAATTGGAAAGACAAGATGGGTAAACTTACCATCAGACAGAAAGGAAAGAAGTAACTCATATATTGATGAGGTAAATTCAGTTATCAGAAAACTAAACTCGTAGAAATCATGGGAAAAATCAAAGTAGGAACGAGGGTATACTGCGACATACATTCCCAATCAAAGGAACACGTTGTTACTCACGTTTCAGAGGAAAGAGGATTCGCAGGGATTGATAATGAATACTGGTGGCCTATAGACCAGTGCTTCCCTTGTGATGAAGTAACATTGCCTAAAAAGCGCAGCTAAGGACTGCGCACAATAACCAAAAAAACATTACGAATATGACAGAGAAAGAAAGAATTGTAGATGCTATCGTATGGCACGTGAACTACAGACTTGGAGACAAAGGGGAAATGTACGTGATAAACGGAAAGCTTGCATGGGTTGGAATACAGCACAAGAACGATGCAGACTTATCATTCCTCGAAAGCATTGGCATCTCGATACCTCCATACTACGAGGAAAAACATTGGTTTAGAGATAAGTCTGATTTCGACATATTCCTCAATAACGAAATCTTCAGAAAGGTATGTGAGGATTTTGCAGTCAACAAGCACGCCTAAAAGAGAGGCGTTTGCCTCTCACCAATAACCAAAACAAGAAGAATTATGAATGAAGACAAAACCCTAGAAATGTTCTTTGAGAAAGCCAGATGGCAGTATGCTATCGAGAAAGGCTTGTTCAAGGACATGAACAAAGCAGTAATGTATCAGCTTACAACGCCGGAGGCTCGTCTGGCTATGTATCAGAGGATCAAGAGCGGCAATTACAAGATAATGCCGCCTCATACAGCCAAGATTCCGAAAGACAACGGAGATTTCCGTACGGTCTATGTGAATGAGGCTGTAGACAGAATCCTCCTGAGCATAGCCAACGACCTCCTGTTCGAGCTGATGCCAGAGATGGTGCATCCACGCTGCACGTCGTACCAGAAAGGTATCGGCTGCGGTCGTGTGGTGCAGGAAGTGTCTCGGATAATATACTCGGCAGAGGGAAAAATCATCGGTTGGAAAGGTGACTTCTCCAAGTACTTTGATTCTGTGCCCATTCGGTTCATAGACTGGGCATTTGACAAGGTAGAGGAGAAGTACGGAAAATCTGCGCTGATAGATGTCATCCGTGACTACTATCACACAGATATCTATTTCGATGAGGACAATAACCTCTGTGAGAAGTATCAGTCCCTCAAGCAGGGGTGCTCTGTTGCTGCATGGCTGGCTGATGTCATTCTCTATCATCTTGACGACAAGCTATCTAAGCTTAACGGATATTACGTCCGCTATTCAGATGATACGCTGTTTGCCGGTGAAGACTATGAGAAAGCCATGGATATCATGAAGAGCGAGCTGGAGATGATGCAGATGACGCTCAACCCGAAGAAGGTTGAGTACTTGGATGCAAATCATTGGTTCAAGTTCTTGGGATATTCCATCAAGGGTCACAATATATCTCTGTCGTCCACACGTATCAAGACTTTCCAAAAGGAGATTGAGAAAAGGACGATAAAGAAACGTGACACCACGATGACAAAAGCCATCAATTCAGTCAACAGGTATCTCTACAAGGGATACGAGGATTTCTCCTGGGCTACTCAGGTTCTTCCGGTCATAAACGTGAAAGAGGACATCAACAAGCTCAACACCTTCGTCATGGACTGCATCCGTGCGGTCAAGACGAATAAGAGAAAGGTTGGTGGTCTCGGATACGTGAAGACTCAGGCTGTCGGTTGCATAGACCGAGGCCGTGGAAGAAACGTGAAAGCAAACAGGGGTAAGACAGAGAGCGAAATCAAGGGGTATTTGTCAATCGGCTGTGCTCAGAATGCCTTGCGTACAAGCAGGGCAGCGTACAACACATTGGTAAATACTCTGTAAGATGTAGCTTCCAGCGCAGGAACTGTTTGAATGAAGATGTGGTTTAAACATCCGGTCTCGACGATCATAGGACCTATCTCAGAATCCGAGATGGTCCTATGATCCTCTCCACCAGGATATTATCAAGCTAATATAACTATGCGCAGTATCTTCTGACCGACAGACTCTGTGTATCCGAGCACACGGACGTGGGAGAAGGACGGATAGATTCAGGCGACGCCTCGTATAACATCATCTGAACATCCTGCCATCCAAGTTTACAACTTGAGACAGCGGGATGTTCGTATGACGAACAAGGCGTAGCTCATCAACGAAGTTACAGAAATGTGCCAGTCCGTATGACTTCCACCGGTGGCGCACACCACCAATCCCTGGCGGATGGCAATGTTTAATACCACAGGTTCTCTTAACCAGAGTTTAGGATCCTGGTAACCGCTCATAGATATGAGCAGATTACCTGGATCCTGAATTCTGGCGAATCCTGTGTCAAATCAGAAACATAAAGTATTGTGCCGAGCCATCGGTCAGGGAATTACCTTAGCACGAGGGTAGTCTTCAAAGGAGAGTGAATTTATGAGTGTCTGTTGTGCTCGCCGGCTAATGCTGGGAATCCCCAGCTTCATCCGGCGATTATAACAGCCCTCAAATCAAGCTGCTATAGCTACGTGCCACGCTCTCAGATGAAGAAGACAACGTTATTGCCAAACGAGGTACACGAGGAGGCTGTAATTTACCAACCAGCTTGCAAATAACGCGGGTTAATCCTTAGGTTAAATATTAACCCGCGTAATCCATCTGGTTCGTATCAGTTGATTATAGGAAAGCAACAGGCCTATGAGTGTACCTACAAACAACCAAAGTGAATTGCATCACGACTTATCAAGAGTATGAGATTTAATATCCCGTAAGTGGAATGATGCCGTCGATGTCTATCGGTATCGACGGCATCTTTCACTCACTGGACCGAATCGCAAGTATATATCCATGCAACATAATACATGAGATAGGTCATTCGTATTGCAGCGATGCCTGGCAAGAGCTGGGTGTTTATGCTACATCCCTCAATTTGATATGACTAAGAGCTGGTACTAAAGTACCATAGAGCAGTCATCTCATTCTGAGTGATGTATCTAATCATAAACTTAAAGCAATGCAACGTATCAGCATGAGCCAGAATAGGTTATTGTGAGCCGAATAGTACGCAAGAAGGAAAGATTTAGACAAACAGTCCGTATCTTCCTGAGTATCCAGGAGAATCCTCACTGGATACTCAGGATTCACTCGACTGTTTACATCGAGCGCATAAAGCAACACAACAAATCCTTTGAGCGTACTGCTATTAACCAACATTTTAGAATTATGAACAGCAAATTATTAAAGAAGCTTGATGAAATCAAGAAAGAGTACTTGGAATCCGTAGTTTGCATGGGCGAGATGCTTGATTCTGTAAGTTCAGACGGATTCTCTATCGAGGAGGCACACTGGTTGTATATGCGTGCGATGGAGTGGGCGAACGGAGATAAGTTCTATATCCACTTCGGGCACGAGGATAATATAGTGAGTGATGGTGAACTCGAAAAAGTCAATCTGATAGTGCTGAAATAAGCACTATCCCTATTAACCAATACAATAGAATTATGATATACGACAAAATTATCAATGCAGTTATTGATGGTGCAAAGTTCACCGTCAACTATCAGAAGAGAACTTGTAGAGTGAATGGTAAGATTATCGTGAACGATATGCAGTATGATGGCTGTCTTGGTACATACCCTTCCACGGAGGAAGAAATAATGAGCAAGATAGAGCAGCTATATCACGAATACAAGCATTCAGTTCCATCAGAACGCTCTGAATCGCATCGCCGCTACTATTTCAAGGCTTTGCCTGAGAAAGAGCTCTCAGACGAAGATATGATGTACGGCGAGCGACGTGAGGTGGCGAGATGCAGACTGGAGGTGTATGTCCTGTTCTGCATAATTCTCGGACGCCTTACGTGGAATCCTTCATGGGGTACATGGTTCTGGAGTTCTGAAAAAGACAAGGATTTGGTCATTTTGAGAGACTGGATTGAGCCAAACAAGGGTGGGGCATAAGCCTCATCCACAAGAGTTAAATAAATTTTTACAAACCATTTAAAATTATTAGAATTATGAAGCAGATTGCAACAATCATAGGTGAGAATCTTAAGGTAGTAGCTAACAATGTAGAGAACGCAGCGGCTGAGAAGAAGACAAAGGCTCAGATGCGTATCGAGGCTCTTAAGGCAGCAGGTGTTGATGTAAGTAACTATTTCACTCTTGGCGATGAAAAGGTTGTCAAGATTGAGAATGGTGCAGCAGTTCCTGTTGACATGGACGATGCGACTATCGATGCGGTAGGCAAGAAGATTGTCGAGGGCGGTTACATCAACAACTGGAAGCTTTTCCGTCGTTGGGTAATGTCTCAGATGTTCCACATGCTCAGACAGATGGAGACTGGAAGAGATACTTTCAACGAAATCCTACAGCGCAAAGGCTATGAGTATCAGTGGAGCGTAATCGAGCGAGAGATGTATGCCCAGATGAAGATGATCAAGCACGGAGACGCAGAAAATGCAGGAAACAGAAACTTCTGGTTCAACGGCATGTTGCTCTGTGAAATCGCAGAGGACTACATCAAGAAGCTCAGATACTACATCGAGAACAACCTTATCTACAAGAACAAGTATGACAGCAAAAAGACTTACAAGCATACCTGCAAGGGAATGCCGTACGTACGTCTTCAGAACAAGGATATCTTTGTGGCTGACTTGGAGAAGAAGGTATATGCTCCTCTCAAGGAACTTGCAGTAGAAATGTATGCAAAGGATACTTACGAGGACGTCTATAAGGCTGTCAAGAAGTTCAACAAGATTCGCAAGCATCTTGCATTTGGGACCAAGCAGTCAGACTTGTTCATCAGCGCCTATAAGGGTTCTGGTGCTTACTACACAATGCGCAACCTTATCATGTTCCACGGAGCAAGATTCAAGAATGGCGGCAGAAAGATGTCTGAGGCCAAGTCCTTGGAGAAGCTTGATAAACTTGCTCTTGAGTACAGCAACGAGGGTTGGAGAATGCCCGGTGTTCTCAAGCAGCTTATCAAGGACAATAATATCAGCATCCAGGGTAAGATTGACGAGTGGAAGAAGAAGTAATCACCTCTAAAAAACAAAGGTTCGCTACCTATTATTGCAGCGGCCCGGCAAACTTAACGATAGCTTCTGCAATGAAGGTGACCGCATCCGTTAGCACCGAGGCGGTAACCTTCAAGCTAAAGCTCTCCTGATCGAACTTCTAAAGCAAAGCGCCAAGCTGGGGACTGGAATAGCCAAAAAGTCGGTTACTGATTCAGTAGCCGATTCCATGTCTAACCAAATAAAAATAGAATTATGGCAACAGTAAGAAAAGCAACAGTAATACTCGACGCTTCCAGTATCATGAAGAAGAAGGGTATCGTACAGAAGAAACTGAAAACTGGAGAACTCAACAAAATTATTGAAAACTTCTTTATGACCCATGAGGCAAAAGATACGATTCTCCTGACTCCGAAGAGATTCATAGAGATGGAGAACCCGCCAGAGGGGGATTTTATCGAAGACTATCTCGACGAGAGTATCTGGAAAAAGAAGTGCGAGGATCCTGACGATAAGTTTGACTTCATTGATTACCAGTCCATGAACAAGAGAGGGATGATTCGCCCGATTCTTATAGTTGACGAACCTGTAATAAGGGATGCTGTTATATGGCTGAGAGATTACTGTCACTTCGATGTCAAGAGCAGAACACGAAAGAAGAAAAAGGAATATATCGTGTCTCTGCCGGTGTAAAGCCAAAAAGAGCATGGGGAAATCTCCATGCTTACTATTATTAACTAAAAAATGAAGAATATGGAAATAGTAAAAGACGTAAACGTAAGCAAGTTGCCAGTATTCGACTTAGAGGAATTTGGTTACTATGAATTCCTGTGGGAGAGAATATTCGGTGATGGAGGGTACATAGATAACGATTGTGACGAAGCGGTAGGGTTCAATAGCGGAAGATCATGTTCTGCTGAATTCCATGAAGGTACAATGATTATCAGATTCACAAAGATTATTACTGATGAGACATCTTTTATGATGACCGCTAATTATCTTGCCAATGATATCGCTGGTACTGAAAATTTGCACCTCATAGACAGGCAGGATAATGGTGTGGTAATCGACTTGGATGACGGTGTATATCTAAGTATCCTTGCTGATTTTAACAAGCAAAGCATAACCATCAACGCCTACAAGAAATTAGTCTAAAAAGCCCTCTTCGGAGGGCGCAAGTATTAACCAATAAAATAGAATGATTATGGAAGAAAAAATCGAAAAATTCAAGGAATTGATGGAAGCAAAGCATAACTGCCAGTTTTGTCTTGACCATGTTACAGGAGATGTAGATATGCACGGATTAGTGTATTGGGCAGAGAGAGTCGAGAAATTGAGACAGGAGGTAGCAGAGATGATGTAGCCAAACAAGCCTGCCGGAAACGGTGGGCATCAAGTTAAACCAAAATATTAAGATTATGGATAAGAAAGAATTGAAAGACAAGATTTACAGTATGCGCAGCTATGATTTGATTGAGCTTGCGTGTACCATCCGTGAGATCATGAAGGAGCATGGCATCCTTAGAAAAGAATTCAAGCACCCTGTACTTGGTTACAGAGAAATCTACGAGGTAACAAAGATTGCGATAAGAGATACTTATACGGCTCTACCGGTTTTTGCTATCCGTTTAGTGGATGTAGACAAATCCGAGAGAAGAGTACTTGCTACGGACAACACATGGATGGACTTCGATACGCTCGCAAGAATAGTATCAGAACTTAACGATGAGCTTGAAGGTTAAATTAGCGTTAAAAACGGCAAAGTGTATGGTTTATGCTTATAAAATGCGTAACTTTGCCACTAATAAACCAATTTTAGAATTATGGAAGAAATACATTTAAAGACAAGAGACTGGGAGAGGTTGTTGAACTATACCAAGCAGCAGAAGTATAAGCTCGCTATTAAGCAGGGATGGTTTGCAGACTATCACGGCAATGCGTGGAGACACAACACCTTCTATGGAGCTTACATTTGGAAATATCCGAAGTTCATTAAGGTAGTAAGGATGTTCGAGGAATTGTTGGGCCACAAGCCTTTATGGGAAGACGTTACTGACGACAACCTCCGTGATCTCTTTGAGAAAATCAAGGAACACTATGCTCCCAACTCATCAAAGACCGTGTGCGCGACAATTAAGGCAGTAATACGTGAGAACGATGCCACAAGGGGGATCAACAGCCAGACGTTCGGAAAAATACTCAGAACGAAGGCTGTGCCTGTCCAGTCCGTCTATCTCTCGGATGAGGAAATAGACAGAATCATTAATTACAGTCCAAAGGGACAGACGAAGAGATATGTTCAGCGCATGTTTCTCATGGAATGCCTCTGTGGAGCACGCTATAGTGATTGTCAGAGGATAACTCCTGAAAACATTGATGACACCGGGCACTTCCTCGTGTATGTAGCACAGAAGACCAAGACGGAGGTAAGGGTTCCTCTTCACAAGAAGCTCCGTCCGTTCCTGGTATGCGGTACCGGCGTTGAACCTCTTCCTGGAGAAATCAGCGAGATGACCTTCAACAGAACCCTTCGTGATATCTGCCGTGAATGCGGAATAGATACGAACACGAAGGTATTCAAGGCTGGAAAGGAAGAGACTGGAAAGAAGTATCGCTTCATCTCTTCACACACAGGCAGACGTTCGTTCGCAACGAATCTCTCAAAGAAGGGTGTTCCCCTCGAACAGATTGCCGTCATGATGGGGCACACCAGCAACGGTAAGCCTAATATTCAGATGACGATGCGCTACATTGTCGGAAAGACGGAAATCGACAGCAACACCCTCAGACTATTCGGGGTCTATGACAATAACGACGAGCCTGATAAGGATTAAGCCAAACTGGAGGTGGTTAATAACCATCTCCTGCTATTAGTAACTAAAAATTAGGATTATGAAAAGAGATGAAGCAATAGCTTATAAGAAAAGTCTCAAAAGTATGACGAAAGGAGAGCTTATTAAGAACTCTATGTCATTGAAGAGACGACTCGACAAACTCTCTGACATCTGTGACGTAGAAGATACGTACAGAGCAATGATAGAGCAGGGACAGGCAGAGCGCAAGGCAGAAAAGATTGAAAAGGAAATGTCTCGCGTATCCGAAACCATCAAGAAGGAGCTCATTAGAAGAAAGGTACACTTCGAACCTTGGTTTTCGGCTACCCAGCTCACAAATCTTCTGATAGATAGTATTAACCAATAAATTATAGAATTATGTTAACAGGAATTTCAGAGAATTTGATGGAAGAAGGAAAGAAGCAGTGTGAAGAAAAGTTCAAGCAGGAGCTTCTTGACGTTTGGAGAGATGCGGCAGAGTACAAGATCAAGACGTACGACGATTTCGCCCACGAGCTGCGAAGGATCAACGAGCGTTATGTTGATGAGATGGAAGACTTTGAAGAATTCCCTTCAGGCATCGTTTTGGAGAGCGAGTATGACTCTATCGAGGAGTTCAAGGAGAAAATGAGCTTGCAGGTATATGCCCTGGGATATCTTGATTCTATCTATGGAATCAAATGCGAGGTTCCGCTCAATACCGACAAGCTTGCGATTCCATTTCAGGTAATCTTTAACGACAAGTAGCCAAAACCGGGGAGTAGTAATACTCCCTGTCAAAGATACTTTCCATATAATAAATGGGGCTGCGCTATCGGCCATACGGGCGGGTTAAATAATGTTACGTCCTCTCTTGCCCGTGAGGGTAGGGGAGGATTTTATACCAAAAACAGATATAATAATCTGACTATTATTAACCAACAGATTAGAAATTATGAAGAAAATGATGAATGAAGATGTACCTTACGAATATCAGATGAAGCCGATTCTCGCCAGCTATGACAGGCTCGTTTCCGAAAATCAGAAGCTCAAGAACAGAATAGCTGAACTGGAAAAGACTTTAGAGAAAGAGAGAAGCGAGAAGGCACTCAAAGCTGATGCGGAGTTTAATAACCTCAAGTCCTCAAATAAGAATCGAGGCGATAAGCTTGAGTGGATTCAGAAAACCCTTGAAGATTATCTCGTGAGTTTAGGTATTGAGCTTCCTCAGTACAGAACGGTTTCCAAAATCGTGAAGATGATCGTCAAGATTTAGCCCCGATTAGCCAAAAATAGGGAGCTTCGGCTCCTGCAATTATTAACAAAGCCCTACGCATCACGGTTAAGCGAATGATTTATGAAGAAGTTTTTATTTCTGTTGATGTTTGTCTTGGCGACAGCATCATCCATTGCGCAGGAGAAGTATCCTTATTACTGCACGATCAACGGTTCTTATAATCTCGCAATGAAGATAAGGATTGAGTTAGAATGGGGAGAGAGTAAGGATAAGAGGTATCTGCGCGACGAGAATGGAAAGAAGATTGAGTTCAACAATCTCATCGACATATTGAACTATATGTCAAAGAGAGGTTGGGAATTTGTCACGATTGCTGAGTACGACAAGTGCATCCACTTCGTTATCCGAAAGATGGTATCTTCTCCGGAGGAGGCAAAGCAAGGACTCCGCTTCGATACAGACAAATAGCAATACAATTAGCCGCTTATCCACTTGCAGATAGGCGGCTATTTTACAAAAACTCACCACGAAAAACATAAAAAAACTAACTTTTTATTAAAAACAGCTAATTGTAAATATTCTATACTTTAATGAATATTACGAAATGCCATTTTTTCTTCATCCGAAACGATTCGTAAGGATGGTACTTACGAAAGTTTTGTCACTACTTTTTACTTTAACGAGTGCAATTTTTGCACAAATCAGGCATTTGGAGGATAAGAATAATCGTAGTATCTTTGCGGTGCTTGTTAGAAGTCACGCGCTAGCAAATAAATAAGATTATCTATATAGTTGACTAGTTCAACTACAACGATATACCCTATCCAAAGTTTGGAGCGTGACCCAGACGGCGGATAGGGTTTTTCTTTACCCTATCTCAAAGTTCCAAGCAAAAAACATACGAGGTTCAATCCGTGCAGTCCTCTTCGGAGTTATCGACCGATATATAAAACTGCTCTGTCAGGTAAGTTACATTATGGTTGTGTAAATCCCGCAACGTGTCACCTCACGACGGGTGCCCATATCAGAAATGAGAAAGCCGACCATAACGAACAAAGCTCTGTGGGTATCAGAAGACTTATGCTGGCTTTACAAGGAGTACGAACCACTATGGTATATTATATATATTGTAGTTGATAAAAAATAAGGTTTGACTCGCTTGGCTATCCCATTTATTCTTATGGGTATAGAGGTGTTGTATACATAAATAAAATATTGAGATTACCAAGGATTTGAACGAACTCGATAAATAGATACTTGTCATAAAACAACTTCCCCACGCCATTCGTAAAATGGCGTGGGGATTTTCTATGTTAACCGTTCAAATAGTCGATGACTTTTCGGTTGGCTTCGTCTATCTTCTTATTGTCATATTTTACATATACTGCCGTAACGGTCTTTTCCCAAACGGAATGACCAAGCGCCCTACCTATTGTTTCGAGAGATATTCCGATTTCTGACGCAAACGTTGCCCAGCTATGCCTGTTGTAGTACGACGACATCTGCTTGTCGATAGGACAGACCGTAGCCTTTCTTCTGTCTTTCGGGTCTTTCGGTCCAATTCTTCTAAGTGTCCGGTTCAGGTTATTCGTGAAGTGATCAACACTGAACGTTCCTGCGTCCTCAAAGAATCTGAGTAGGTACTGTGGCTTTCGGCTTCGGTATCTGTTTATTATATCCATAGCTTCCGGCTCAACCTTGATATCATACAATCTACCTGTCTTGTTACGGTAGTAACTTATCCTGCCATTGCGAAAATCCTCCTTCTTTAGCGTCAGGAGGTCTGAAACGTTGATGCCTATGAGGTAGAACCCCAACATGAAGAAATCGCGGTACAGAGCCTGCTTGCCGTGTAATTTGGCATCCCTGAGCTCTCTCATCTGCTCCAGTGACAGACAGCGCTTCCTGGTTTCCTCCTTTTTGAGCTTGATGGAGTGGAACGGAAAGTTCTGCGTTTTTCCATCATCGATGGCCTTCCTAAAGACTGCCTTGATATGCGTGATGTCGTTCGAGATACCATTGGCCTTTCTTCCTTTATCCATCTCATGCTTGATAAACCCGGTAAGCCAGTCTTTATCTATTGTGTTGAAATTACACTTATCATCATAGGCTTCAATACACCTGTACGTCCTCTCGTAGCTTCTTCTTGTGTTCGGTCTTTCTCTCGTCTCCAGGAATGCTTGCATAAAACTGAGGAACGGAGACTTGTCGGTCTTTACAGCTCCAGTACACATCTCTTTCAGATGTTCCTTTATTGTATCAATACCTTCCTCGATATGATCGAGCACATAACTCTCACATCTGGCATATAATTCCGCAAGCCTTCTCGTCTTTGCTTTTGCTGACTTGTCTGACTTCGGAAATATCATGCCGGTAAACTTCTCTGTTGTCTGTATTCCAGTATAGACATAGAACCTTTTTCCTTTGTGGGTAACAGAGAAAAACACCTTGTTTGTCTTTGATTCAACGTAAACTTTCATAATGATGATTTCTTTTGTAATCCTTCCATCTACAGGAAAACCTCACTTGCATATTACTTGCAAAAAGTAACCTTAGATTACCCTAAATTACCTTTTTGGGGCTATTTTTCTGTAAAATAAATAGATTGATTATTCGTGACTATAGCTGAAAATCAGAGACTTATGAATTTAGAATGCCAAATTTGTTACTGTGATCATTATTAATTAATACCTTTTCTTTTTAATTTTGGCTGCAAAGTTACGAAAAAATATTTGAATATCAATGCTTTGATGATAAAACTTGCTTAATTTTTAGTTAAAATGTCACAGAGGCTTGGTGGTGTTGTCAAAAAGAAGTACTTTTGTATTTTAAAACATTTGAAAATTGAAAATAATAGAAATAGAATATGGCGCATCAAAGCAATAAATGGCAGAAAAGTGCCAACCAAAGGGGAGGCTATGGCGTTCCTAACGAATATGCTTACTATGTAGTAGGAAAACCGGCTCCGCTCCTGGAATGGCTTCTTGAAAATATCAAAGGGGAGAGTAAAACCAAGATTAAGTTGACTCTCCAGGGACGAGGTATTAAAGTGGATGGTAAGATCATTACGCAGTTTGATTATGCGCTGCGTCCTGGTATGAAAATCTCAGTCAGCAAAACTAAGAAAAACAATGATAAGTTTAAAAATCGATTTGTTAAGATAGTTTACGAGGATAGGTATCTTGTCGTTGTTGAGAAAAACGTGGGTATCTTGAGTATGGCTGCTGGGCATTCTACGCTGAATGTGAAAGCTGTTCTGGATGACTATTTCCATAAGTCACGTCAGAATTGTCAGGCACATGTCGTTCATCGCCTTGATCGTGATACTTCTGGTCTGATGATTTATGCGAAGGATAAGCAGACTGAACTTGCTTTGGAGAATGATTGGCACAACAATGTTTATGACCGTAGATATGTAGCTGTTGTCTCTGGAGAGATGGAGGAAGATGAGGGAACGATTGCTAATTGGCTCAAGGATAATAAAGCTTATATTGCATATAGCAGTCCTACTGATAATGGAGGTAAATATGCTGTAACTCACTTTCATACGCTCACTCGTTCGACTGATTATTCTTTGGTAGAGTTTCGCTTAGAGACTGGTCGTAAAAATCAGATTCGTGTGCATACTGCTGATATGGGACATCCTGTCTGTGGGGATATAAAATATGGCAATGGAGATGATCCTTGTCATCGTCTTTGTCTTCATGCATATGTGCTCTGTTTTTATCATCCTGTAACTCATCAGCCTATGGAGTTTGAAACTCCTATTCCTGCTGAGTTCCGTAAGGTTTTTAAGTAAAAATATGGTAGGGCTTTTATGAAGTAATGAGTCTCGATTTTAGTCTTTTTAAATAAATTATAATAGTAAAATGGATGATTTCGGATATTATATTTTTGCCTTGGTTGTGCTGGTCGTTGGTTTCTTGATTGTAAAGAAAGTTGCAACATGTTTGGTTAAGACTATTATCGGCATACTGGTATTAGCAATTTTGGCTGGTATCTATTGGGTGTATATTGCGTAAATAAGTTTTGAAGTTTTTTGTGTCAGATATAGCAGAAAAGCGTTGCTGTAGCCAAAATGTTTGGTAACAGCGACGCTTTTTTTATTTGTGTTGCTTTTGTATTTTCTTATTGATTTTCAAGAGATCTTTCATGGCCTTTTTTCCAGCTTCTTCTCCTTTTTCTATCATTTTTATTACTTTTTTATCGCTGAAGCTGGCTGCGGAAAATCCTTTTAAATCTAGATTGATATAAACGTTGATATGGCGGAGATTTTCTTGGTATTGGCTGAGGTCTGGACGCTGGGTTATCCAATGGAGGAGTTGCCCCATGAATTTCTCTGCATTTTCATACTTTTTGGCTTTCCGTTCTCTTTTCCAGGCTTTACTGTCTTCATGTTTCTTAACCGTTAAGTCAATGGCTATCACAATATCTGCTCCCATATCAAGCACCACATCTACGGGAAGATTATCCACCAGTCCGCCATCTAATAGTTCAATTCCATTGATATCGATGGCTTTGAATGCACCTGGTATTGCCATACTGGCTCGCATGCTTCTTGCTAAATTGCCGTTCTTGAGTATCACTTTTTGCCGGTTGATATAGTCGGTTGCTACGCATCGGAAAGGGAAGGGTAAACTATCGAAGGAAATACTATCTTGTTGGTGGATAGAATCTCCGTATTGAAAATTTTGTTTGTTTGTTATAGTGAGCTTGGTTGTTATCATAGAATCGAGTAGGGCGAAGATCTTATCACCTCGTATCATACCTACGGATTTGTCAATCAACTTGCTTCCCTTTCTGGCTATCGGGAACCCAAACAGGTATGTGACGCCATTCCGCTTAACAATGGGTTTTTCGCAGATTTCCATGTTGCGGTCTGTCAGCAAATTCATCCATTCCTGAGATCTGAACATACTGTCAAGTTCTTCACTTCTGTAACCGCAGGCATAGAGACCGCCAATGATGCTCCCGATACTGGTTCCTGCGATATAGTCTATTGGAATGCCAGATTTCTCAATATATTTCAAGGCTCCTACTGTGGCAGCACCTTTTGCACCGCCACCACCCAAGACAAGTCCTATTTTGGGACGTTCTTCCAGGTGTTTAGCCTCTGTGCTGCTTATACCTATTATATATATAAGGAGACAACTTAATAGGAAAATTTTCATGAATGTCCTCATTGCTTTAGTTTTTGAAGAAAAATGCCAATATTGGGATGACCCTATTTGTATTCTTAGGAACAGTCTGGAAATCTGAGATTATCTATTTCTCTGAGATTATTTATTTGTAGATGAAATAAGTTCCTCCGTCGCTCATGCAGTATTTCTTGAGTAGAGTTTGGATGTATTCGGCATTTGCCCGAACGTTAGCTTCATTTCCATCATATCCATTGATAAGCACGATGAGATGGGTAGTATTCATTTCCATCTTCGTTCGTTCATTATCGCTTGTTGGTGTGCCAACTCCTCCTATTTGGTCTCTATATACAGGTAATCCCTCTATATTAATAGTTCCTCTGCCTATACCTTCATAAGGCTCGCCGGCTTTCCCCACTCCCAAGGTAAGGGTATCTCCTTGAAATTTGTCAGCATCAAAACCGCCGATGCTGTAGCCATAGGCTATGCTGGCTAAGTTTACGAGATCCACAAGTGTATCTCTCTGGTAAAGTTCCTTGCCCTGTAATAAGCGGCGGATTAATGCTTCTGAGGCAGGGCGATAGCGGGATGGGTCCTTGCCACAGGAACGATATACCTTACGGGTAGCAGCTATGCCACTCATGTCTTTAAGTGATTCTGTTGTCAGTTTCTGTTTGTATCTTCTGCCCAGTTCTTCGATTTCATCCCAGAGTTCTTGGCAGTATTGTGTATTTACAACGGAAGCTTCTACGCATGCACCGACAAAAGAAGGGCATACTGATTCTATTTCGGGTGATACTATGATTTTCATATGAATGTATTTCTGTTAATTGTTCTACTTATCCTTGGTGCAAAGTTAATATAAAAAATCAGAATCTGCAAGAATAAAAAATAAATTATAGCAAATTCTTAAGTTGTTTTCTCATTTTTCTCATTTAGTATTTCATGAAAAAGACTAATTTGTGACTTGTTTTGCAAGCGTACTAAATGAGACAAGCGTATGTAGCAAGCGGTAAAAAGTTTGTATATGGCTTGCAGTGGTTTGTTGTATTACGTTATTACATATTATAATATATCTGCCCATACTTTTATTTTTCCCTGCCCAGGCAATAATTTTTCCGTGGGCAGGGAAAAATAAAAGTGGGGTGTTCCTTTGAGAATGGGTACTGTTAGGATTGCGTTTTTTATGAAGATAGGTAAAAACATAAAAGCGTAAAAAAATAGACTATAATAAGATATAATCGTATGTTTGTAGTCTTTTGTGTGCCTACACGATAAAATACTGAATAGTTTTGAGTAAGATGTCGAAAATAGCCTATTTGTATTCGTTTTTAACGGATAGATGTTAAATTTGTGTTAAAATACAAACTTTTTTCTTGAATTATTTGGAGGGTAAGAAAATTGTTTGTACTTTTGCACTCGCTTTTGAGAAATACGCTTTCTCTTAGCGATTAAAGAAAGAGTTCTTTGAAAGATTTTACATAAACAGACAAGTAGTACAAGAAGCGGTTAACTTCTTAGAAATAAGAAAGTTGACTGGGTAAAAGAAACGAACCGTCAAGAAATTGACAAATCAGGTTTACTAAGCTTCAATAAACGAAAAAGGATATTCGTCCTAAGTACAGACAACAAACACCGATTGTTCCAGCAATGGAATAAGAAGTAAAAATGATATTTT